ATGACAGAATTGAAGATGAAAACAGTGGTTGGAGAAACTTTTGAAGAGTTGACAGTTGCTGAAATGACAAAAGTTCAAGGATTTGGTAATGCTTCACCAGAAACAACACCAATTTATTGAGCCTTTGCAACACTAGCAAGTAGTATTTAGTTGGTTAAAATGATCAAAGGAAAATGCTAAGTTAACAAAACAATCTCTTTGAAGCTAATTAAATGACTTCAAGGAGATTTTTTTGTTAAAAAGCGGTGTCAAAAAACTTTATCAACAAAAATCAAGAGTTTATAAAGAGTTTTGCTAGATTTTTGATATTCTTCAAGTTATGCTAATTTTAGAGAGGAGAGGAAGCTTTGAACTTGAGCAAACAGATTCAAACTAAAAGAAAAAAATTTAATTTATCACAAGAAGATCTTTCAAAAAAATTATTTGTTTCTAGGCAAACAATTTCCAATTGGGAAAATGGGAAAAGTTATCCAGATGTTCAAAATTTATTGTTATTGAGTAATATTTTTAATGTTTCTTTAGATGAACTAGTGAAAGGGGACATAGAAATTATGAAGAAAGAAGTAATTAATGCAGAAATGGATAAATATACCAAGATAATGATAGTTTTTATTGTTTTGGCGATGTTATCAATAGGACCCTCTTTGCTATATTTATCTGGATATTGGAGCTTCTTACCGCCGTTCTTATTGTGGTTAATCGGGATGTGTGCATCTGTTAAAGTAGAAAAACTCAAAAAGAACGCAAATATCAAAACGTATAAAGAAATACTTGCTTTCACTAAAAATCAAGACCTTGATGCAGTAAAAAAAGAGCAAAATAAGTACAAGGATTTTGCAACAGTATCATTGATAGTCATACTTTTTGTAATATTAGCTGCCTTATTAGCACTAATATCTATATATTTTTTTCAAGGATAGACCATTTCCTTATTTTTAATTGTAGGGATACTTTTCTTACTAGCTGGTTTGGTACTTCAAAATAACTTATTTTATTATTCAATAGGTATATATTATTTTAAATATTACTATTTCTCAAAAATTAGTTCAGTGGAATTTTTAAAAAACAATAATATAAAATTTGACTTATAAAATAGCTTATATTAAAATTAGATTATTCTTTGATTATAATATGGTTAAAATTATGGGCGGTTCTGAAATTGGAAAAAAGATAAAATTTTTTGTGGATGTGTTTTTATTTATTCCTTTTTTAGCGGTTAGTGTCTCTCCTATTCAATTATTTTCAGAAGAAGCAGTTGTTGTTGAAGCTTCAGAGGGAGTAGATAAGACTGTTAAACTGAATTCTGACACTGTAAGATTCTATATGTCTAAAACAAAAGCCAATAATTTATTAAAAAAAGCAGGAACTGCTAGCATTTTTATTCCGGACAATGAGTGTAGTTTTATGAGTCAAATGGTTGCTTGCTATATTTGGGATATGGGTTTCTTTACCTAATGGTTTTTCTGTAGATATTCAAAAAGATCATCATGGTCGACCGCTCTACTATCACAACTTTAAATGGCAATAAATATGAGATAGGAGGCATATTATGAACAAAAAGATGCTCTACTTTTATATTCGGTAATTTTAGCTTTAGGAGTCATATCATCTTTTTTCTTTCATAAGACTGGTCAAAAGATACTATTAACGATACTTGTGACTGCTATTTTCTTCCTTTTCTATGTCTATAATAAAAAAAACGGTAAAGAATATTGACATTTTTTACCATTTTTTTGTAGTACTTTAATTTAATCAATCATTGCGTAGTTCAACTATTATAAAAGTTTCTATTTGTTGATGTAGTTAAAATTACGAATAATTAATCTTTCTTTATTTTTCTACAGACACAAAAATAGATTATCTTACACAATATAATAATGGTTATTTAAAAAATATAAATTAAATTAATATAACGAAAGAAATGGGTGGACTTTGGATTGCTAGTTATATTAAAATTAAAACGTTCTACACTACTGCGAATTAGAAATAAGAGGGTGTTTTATGTTTATCGCACATGTTAGAAAAAAAGATGGGAAAAGACAACTTTTAAAAGATCACTTAAAAGAAAGTGCTAGACTAAGTGAAGACTTTGGAAGAAAAATTGGATTGGGAAAAACCTGCTATTTAACTGGATTAATACATGACTTAGGAAAATATAGCAATGCTTTTCAGCAATATTTAGTAAAGGCTGTTGCCAATTCAGCCAGCGTAAAAAGAGGAAGTATTGATCACTCAACAGCAGGTGGAAAACTTATATACGATATCTGCCACAAAGAAAATAAAGATCCTGTTTCGCTGATTCTTGCTGAATTAATCGGAAATGCGATTATTTCTCATCATAGTAGCCAGGGACTGCAAGATTTTATAACCCCTGTTGGAGAGGCGAAATCGGTCTATTTAAATAGAGTGGAAAAAAAAGAGATTGAAGAATATGATGAAATAAAAAAACGTTTTTTTAGAGAAGTATTGCCAGAAAATCGATTTTTGGACGAAATTGAATTAGCAAAAGATGAATTGAGAACACTTTTTTTCCCTTTCGAAAAAGTGAATTCTGAAACAATGTTTTATATTCTAAAGTTTATCTATAGTTGCTTATTAGATGCAGATCGTACGGATACCATGTTGTTTGAAGAAAATCGAAGTTATGAGTTTCATAGTAATAAAAAATTACTAGAGGTCTATAGTCAGCGCTTAGAAGAAAAAATTCATTCTTTTAAATCAGATACACCGATCAATCAACTTCGAAAGGAAATGTCTGATCAATGTAAAGCTTTCTCTCAAAAAAAGACGGGAATTTATACCTTATCAATTCCAACAGGTGGTGGGAAAACATTGGCCTCTCTTCGCTTTGGACTAAATCATGCAATAAAACACGAAAGGGAACGCATCATTTACGTAGTTCCCTTTACAACTATCATTGAACAAAATGCGACAACGGCTCGAGAAATTTTACGAGACGAAGAAAATATTTTGGAACATTATTCTAATGTGTTTAAAGAACAAGAAAAAGAAGTAGAAAGTAGTTATGAACAAGAAGATAGTGAATATAAACAAGCTTTATTAAAAGACAATTGGGAAGCGCCAGTTATTTTCACAACAATGGTTCAATTTTTAAATACGATTTATAGTAAAGGGACTAGAAATCCACGTCGTTTTCACAATTTAATTAATGCGGTGATTATTTTCGATGAAGTACAAGGAATTCCTATCAACTGTATTTATTTGTTTAATGAATGTCTTAACTTTTTAAAAAAATATGGAAATACGACTAGTGTTTTATGTACGGCAACCCAGCCTTCTTTAGAGCATGTCGGACTAAAATTACTTAAAGATGTAGATGGAGAAATGATTACTAACTTAATTGAAGTAGAAAGCGGTTTTAAAAGAGTAGAAATAATGGATAAAACAAAAGTTGAAACTTGGTCCTTAGAGGAATTAGCTAATTTTGGTCAAAATATATTAAAAGAAAAAAAGAGTTTGTTAATTATTTTGAATACTAAATCAGCTGTTCGAAAGTTGTACCAGTACTTTACAAAAGAATTATTGATAGACGTGACTGTATATCATTTAAGTACTTCGATGTGTGGAAGGCACCGAAAAATAATATTAGATGAAATCAGAAAGAAACTTGAAAATAAAGAACCAATATTATGTATTACAACTCAATTAATTGAAGCAGGGGTGGATATTAGTTTTCAATCAGTGATTCGTTCGATTGCGGGGAATTGGGTGGACGTTGGAAATTTCTACGAGAACACGACTAACTCTGTTTAGAGTTAGAGGATTGAAATCTAAATAAATCAGCATAACCTGGAAATGAAGGTGAGGTTTAAAACTATGAATAATAATGAAAAGAATTCTAAGCAAAACTCAAGTAGTAACATATCAAGTAATTTATTTAACGTAATGAATACCAAATCTGATCCGTCACAAAATGGTTCTCCAGTACCTTTTCAGAGTGGAGATTTTGCCTCTGTTGATTCAAACTATGAATCATCAAAAACCTTCTCAGAAACTCTTAGTTTCTATTTGATAGGCATAGTTCTCGCTGCTATCGGTTGCTACTTGTTTATTAAATTACCAGCATTTCAGAATTTGCTAGATAATACGGTCTTATCTTTTGTAATTACTTTTATAATTATAATAATGGGTTTCGTTGTATCTCATTTTTTAACTACAGTAGTTACGGCTAACTTCAGAAAAAGAAATAAATGACTTTATATTGAGAAAGAGTGGTTGGCTTATATGCCAACTCACTTTTTTAGAACCGTTCAAGCCGGTGACTTAAGTTGATTATTAAAAAGAACCGTTACCTAGCCAAAGATAAGACGGTTATTTTTTTGTGCTATTTTTCAGTAATGCTACAATTGTGCCAACTAATAATAGTACAAAACTGCCAAAAACTAACATCAGTTGCAACGTTTCTGCTACAGACAAAAGGCTTACTCCTGTCATAGATTTCAGTACTTACATTCATAAGCACCACCATCTTTCGGAAGTCGCCACCGTCATTAACTTTTCTTCTTCTCTAGTGTAACAAAAATTTGTCAATTACTAGACTTAGATTCATGGATTACAGTAGATAAAGACTTTCCTTTTCTTAGTGGATGATGTATTAGGAAGAACTGGAGAATAGACGGAATGTGGATGACTTTTGCTCTTTGTTGCTAATTTTTAAGTTTTTTTCGATTTTGTAATGTACTTAACCAGATACCATTCAAAATAATTTCTCCAATAACCAGTATGCTTATGTTTGATAGGATAGATTGTTCATTAGTGAGTATCTGGTAGATCATAAAACAAAAATAAATAATGCCAAGTATTCCGCCAAACCATTTTGGCAAATATCTATCTAACGTGTAAATTATTGCAGCAATAACCATACCGAATAAAACACTTGTAAATTCAGTCATGTAATTTCCCTCCTTTGCAACAAAGTATTTTTATAACAATTTTTTATAAAGGTAAATCGCTCTTTTACTTCACATACTAGCAATAGTAAGCTTTATTTTCAATAAATAATCTCTAATTTTTTTTTAATATAACATCACATTGTATAAAAAATAGAATAAACAAACGAGAAAAAATCTTGTTTGTTTATTTTAGCTATTTGTAAATTTAGGGTATAATCATAATTTATTTTGAGAACATTTTCACCAAGCTTCCGTTAGTGTAATGTTTGAGTGTAAACCAAGCAATTACGAATAAGACACAATTTTTTTGTTTGGATTCTTGACATAGGAGCCAAATATCAGATTTTAAATATTCTTACATTTTAATATAGCCATTTACGAAATATATAAATATAATTAAATCCATATTTTTTAATGTTGTTTTTTTAGTAATATGTTATTATCTATATATTGCAAGAAAAATATTTTTTTGGAGGAATTTATGAAAAAGATAGTTACCGCTGTTATGGTTACGACTATACTAACAACTGTTGTCCCACTTAAGGCATTAGCTGTGTCAGAACCTACTAATCAACAAGTATTACAGGATGGCGTTGGGATAACAATACCAGATGAAAATCTCCAGTCTGCTATCCGCTCAAAACTAAACTTAGCTGCAACTGAACCAATTACACCAGAAGCAATGCTTCAATTAACCACCCTAGACTTATCCTCTGTCTCTAACTTAACTGGTCTAGAGTATGCTAAAAACCTGACTACTTTTGGTATAGAAGGTGGATCAGTTACTGATTTGACCCCGATACAAGGATTAAACCTGACTAGCCTGTCACTCTATAAAACACAGATAAGTAATCTCTCTGCTTTGGCTGGAATGAAAAATTTAAGTGTCTTACGTGCATCAAAAAATAAAATTAATGACATTTCTCCACTCGCAGGATTGCCCCTGCTAACAGGAAATTTATTTTTTGAATTAGATAACAACGCGATTGCTGATTTTAGCGTGCTGGAGGGAAGAAATACCACTAATATTTCAAAGCAAAATCAAGTAGTGACACTTGCAATGCAAATCTCTACTGCAGAAGAAATTCGTGTGCCCAATCCTCTGAAAGACACCTCAGGACTTCCAATTGTCCCTACCTTTAGTGATGATAGTGTCGCACAGTACAACGCATTAGATAACACGATTGTTATTCCAAGAGGTGATGCTTTAACAGGAACTATTAGTGGTACTTTTTTAACTGGTACTCTTAAGACTGATATTAGTGGTACCATCATGGTTCCATTTACCTTTGCCGAACAAACAACCGGTCAGGTAACCATTCAGTACCTTGACGATAAGGGAAATGAACTTGCACCAGCAGAAACTCAAGAAGGACTCGTCGGCGAGAGTTATACAACAACTGCGAAAGAGTTTGACGGCTGGAGCTTAACCAAAATGCCAAGCAATTCCCAAGGAGTCTTCAGCGATCAAGCACAAACTGTAAGTTACGTTTATAGTCAAAATACTACACCAACGAGCACAACAGATTCATCTGATTCATCTGATTCTTTAGATACAGGTACCAATACAACATCTGAGGGTACAACCACCTCAACCAGTGGGCAACAAGAGAATCATTCAGTCTCTTCGTCTTCTGATCCAAGAGGAACACTTCCTCAAACAGGCGAAAAAGTGAAAAAAGGTACTACTATCTTGGGTGTCCTCTTGATCATCGCTGGATTCGCATTCTATCTATGGCAACGGAATAAACGGCACTCGAAGAACCAGTAGACGATATCAGTTGTAGGAAGAAGCAGGAAAAAACGAGGGGTAGAACCTTATGATCAATCTAACTGGTTTACTCAAGAAACAGTTTATAAGCCTGAAAAACATGATGCAATAAGAAGTGCGATATTGAAATATCTAGATAAGTTATATTAAAAATAAAGTAAAGGCAGAAAGTCGAAGAGGACAATTGCTCTTCGACTTTCTTTATATAACGCTGAAACAATTTCGATTCCTTTAACCGTAGATGATGCGAGGGAGGTAGACTGAAAACTTTTCCCATAAGGAAGCGTCCTTTTCACCTCTCGATGATCCTGTTCCAAGATATTATTGAGATATTTGGACGTCCAATGACTCACTTGTTCACTAATTACTAGAGATCATACAAGAGCTACTTAATCTTTCCTCACAACGTGAAACGTTGCGTTACATTGTAACTACACAAGAAGATATATAGTGTTGTACGCTAATTTCTCCAAATGTCCGGTGAAATATCGAACTGAAGTAATAAAAAAAGACTAAAACACGAATGTGTTTCGCCCCAGGGGCATTACTTTTTTTAATTTAATTACGAACGTTGTAGTTTAATTTTATAAAATCCTTTATTTAGGGATCACTGGAGCATCTGTACGGAAAATAATGTTAGAAAAACGAACAACCAACGACAAATTACGTTAGTTGGCTGTTCGTTTTTTGTTTAAGTTTTTCAATTTTAGTCGATTAATTTCACGATAAAATGTTTCGGTAGATGTCTGATTCGTTTCAATTCTTTCTTTGATAGAATATTCCCCACTAAGAATATTCTCACTACCGCTAATTTATGTACGGATATTCCAGTGATTCCATAAACTTTTTTACAGGTAGGTGTGTGAGTAATGTTTCCTAACGAAAAATTATCACATGGTAGACTGTTATTAATTTAAAACTTTGTAACAGAACTACTTGTTTTCAAATGGAAAATCCAATGATACAATGTACAATAAGTATGTAATCCATTAAATACAAAATGTCACAATAGCAGAAAATGTTTAGCTGTTAAAACCATCTACTCACTGCAATGTGACTTATGTCGATCATTTGTTTCTATTACTATTTTTTAGAAGAGGTGTTGTGTATGAAAGCTATTCAAAATTTAAAATTTATTCGCTTTTTATTTATAATTTCTTATGTTACATTTTTTATGAGTTTTATTTTAGCACTTAATAACTCCAATTTTCTAGCTATTATTTCTATGATTTTATGCTATTTTTCAGATCACTTTGTTCCAAATAGATATGCAATTCGATATGAAAAACATTGGCATGTAAAAGAACCTTTATTTTTCACCACAATCTCAGGAACTACAGAAAAAAAATATTTATTATTCTAGGCATTGTAATAATTGTTTTAATTTTTTGTTTCTTTATTTTTATAAAGGGATAGCTCCATGGTAATTTTATAAAACATTTAAAGCCCTCAGATCAATTCTGAGGGCTTTTTAGCTAATAGGATTGTGTTACCTAATCGTTAAATAACTACTTAAATGAAAGAATTTACAAAGATCCATTCCCTTTTCTCATTTGAAATGCTACATATAATCTATATTATTGTATAGGGCCATAGTAAAATGTAGGAAAAAGGCCAACGAAAATGAGGGCTTATTTAAAATCTGATATTCTTTGTCATGAACCCATTCAAGGAGAGTGAATCATGAGAAAAGCTGTCTTAGAAAGAGTCCAACTTACTTTTCCAGTTAAATAAAAGGCGTTATGACCGAAAATCAACGGTTATCATCACGAAAATTTCTCTCTCAATGGTCGGAAATATTTGGAAACAAAAAACTAACAAATGCATTACTGGAGCGATTGTTCCACCATTCTAAAATTATCCAAACTACTGGTCCTTTATACAGAATGAAGAGTTACAGTGAGAAGAAAGAAACTAAATAATTAATTATTTCAATGAATGAATTCCTACATTTTCAATGACCCAAAACCAACATTTTGTTGTGGCCCTTGACACTAGTAAGGAATGGGATTTTAGAGAGTTTCTTGGTTTATGTTAGAAGAAAAGAAAATCAAAAGAAGTATGGAAAAACGCTTTAAGAATCCGTGAATAGATGTGAGTGGGGTTTCTTTTGCTGGCATCGGCAAGATTTGACCAGTAAAATAGGCTTTCAACTGTAGAAAAACCCTCCAGTTCATACTGGAGGGTTTAATTCGAATATTTATTTAACGGATTAACGAAACTTATTTTGAGCTAATAATTTTCTTTTTTCAAATGCTTTAATAAGGAGATACACCATAATTATTTGAATAGGAATGAGTCCAACATTTCGCCAGAGCCGACCGAGGAAAACAAAATGATAGTCTATGCCATAAACAAGTGCAATAAACCAAGAATTTAAAAATAAACTCAAAGGAACCATTAGCAACAATTGAGTGATGATAACAGATACAAGGTTCACGTTCTTGCGGTAAAGAAATAGTCCTGAGATAAAGCCGGACAGCAAAGCGGTCATGAGAAACAGTGGGTGAAAACTACCTGATCCAAAAATAGTAAAACATAATATATTTGAAAAAAGTGCTAATATACTTGACCACCAAGGGCCAAAAAGATAGCCAGATAACGCTAGTGGAAAGAAGCTAAATGTTACCTTGAAAAAACTAGGGCCAATAGAAAATTTGTAAAGCACAATGTTTAAAACCAATATCAGTGCAGAATAAGTTAAAACCAAACTTTTTAACAAATGATTTCAATAGTTTACTACTGATTATAACGTTAAAGCTGTTAAATCAATGATTTATATGTCTTTTTAGTTTAATTTAGAATTGTCTTTTCTCATATTGACTATCCTTTTGACTATCCTTTTAGAAATTAATGTACGAAGCGAATTTTTGTGCGGTTTCTTCTTTTGCTTTTTCCGTAACGTGAGTGTAGATGTCCATTGTAGTTTTTATGTCAGTGTGACCTAAGCGATCTTGAACTTCTTTTATGCTTGCACCCGACTCGAAGAGTAAACTACAGTGAGTGTGCCTAAAACCGTGGACTGAAATTTTATCTAATTTGTTTTTTTCTAAAAATTTATTCAAAAACACGTTTAAATATCCTACGTGATACGCTTCGTTTTTTCTATTAGAAAAAATAAGTTGTTCTTCTTTTTTGACATTAATTCCAATCATCAAAAATTTTTTTCTTTGTTCTAATTTCAATCTCTTTAAATAAGCTAACGTTTTACTGTCTAAAGTAATTGTGCGCATGCTAGCTACTGTTTTTGGAGTTTGAAAATGATTTTTACCATAACGATTTTTAGCTACTGTTTGATTAATAGACAATGTTTCTTTGTCAAAGTCGATGTCTTTCCATCGCAATGCTTGAAGCTCGCCTTTACGTAGCCCAGTGAAAGCTAAAATTCTAAACATTAAAAATATACTCAAATCGCTTTGTTTTTCTAATTTTTCAAGAAAAACTTTCAACTGCTCTTTCGAATAGAAAGTCGACACGAACTTTTTTTGATCGATTTTTTCTTTCACCTTTGGACGAATAACGTTGAGCATAGGGTTTGTTTGTAGTTTGTTTAATTTAATTGCATAGTCAAAAACTTTTGAAGTTAATCCTATAAGATTAGGATATCTTTTATAATTTTCATACCAATAATTCACTTGCTTTTGACAGTATACTGTAGTAATCTTTGCTATTTTTAAATTGCCGAATCTTGGTAAAATATTGTTTTTCATTGCGCTTTTTTGAACATAAAGTGTACTTTCTTTTACAGTGTTCCTATATTGTTCAAACCATAACTCATAGATTTCTTTGAAAGTGACGTGTGAATCAGTAGTACTAATGCCGTTGCGGTCGATTTCAGTTTCTAATCTTGCTAATGCTATTTTTGCCTCCTTTTTAGTTTTAAATCCTCGTCTAGTCGTGTATTTCTTTTTTGACGTTAGAGGATCAATGCCCAGGTACGCTTTAAACATGTAAGCCTTGCTACCGTCTTTTTTACTGTATTTTTGTATAGTTGCCATTGAAATGAACTCCTTTCATGTTATAATAAAATTATCTTATTATATATTTTTTACCCTCTAGCTTGTTGGCCGAGGATTTGTTATACTGCTTACTACAATGCGTACCACAACTAATCAGAAAAATCACAAATTTTGAGTACCAAGAGTGCAGGCGTATCCCCCTTAGATAGGTTATCTTAGTGTTGGTCATAGGGGAGGTTTTCTATGATTTGTACTTGCATAAAATATAAAATATTTTGGAGAAATAAATGGAACTGTTATTAAATGATTCAGAAGCGCATCGCCTAATAAAAATATTTAAAACAACTCTCGAAAAGCACAACGTTGCAATATCATATGGGGATTCGGGCGAAATAAAGTTAAAGTCTTTTGAAGGGAAAAGGGAATTTATTTTGCGCTATAGATTTTCTGAAGCAAAAACTATTTTTCATTTTCAAGATTTAGAGACTAACCATACATTGTTTCGTGTAACGTTAAGCGCTAGTTTTCATAAAAATTCAGATAACGTAAAGATATACGGGAATCGAATTAATGTGTTTGATGAGTCTGAGTTTTACGCTAAAAATGATGGTACTACCCATTGTAAATGTCATAGTCTCCCGTATGAAGGGATTAGCGATTCAGATGATTTTTTAACAATATTTGACCAAGTATGTATATACGCTAGCATAGAAAAACAAGGTAACATTAATATTAGTATTGCGAATCAACAAACTTTATTTTAAAGGAAGGGGAGATGGATATGTTGACTGCTAAAGAAATTACTGATAATTATTTCAACTGGGTTAAGTCTAATTATAATTTTTCGAAATTAAAAAATAGTGGAAACATTGACATACAAACTCCTTTTATAGATAATTTTGGCGACAGCATTTCTTTTATTGTAAAGTTAGAAAATGATCAATTAATAGTTACAGATGAAGGATACACCATATGGAATTTATCAACGATGGGTCATAACGTAACTAGAAAAAAGACTCATCGAAGATTAATTCTAGATTCGTTGCTAAAATCTGAGAACGCTATTTTGTCAGATAATAATGAACTTAAGATAAATGTGAGAAAAAATAATATAGGACAAGCTATACATGATATGACACAGCTTGTCATAAAAATAAACGATATGACTATGCTTTCTTCATCAAATGTAAAAAATATTTTTTATGATGAGGCTCTGGAATACTTCAATAAAAATGCTGATATATATAGAAAATTACCAAGTTTTCAAATAACAGGCAAATCACAGCTGAGTCATAAGATAGATTTTGGCTTTTTTACAAAAGACGGGGTAAAACTCGTCAAACTACACAACACACTAACTAGAAATACAATAGAAAGTGCTATTGTTACATTAGTTGATACGTCCGATTATAGGTTGGAAAATTATCAAGAGACAGAGAAACTTTGTTTGTTGATAAATGGGATAGATAAGTCCAAAATAACAACAGATAATCATATTGAGTCTTTGGCACAATATAACATTGATATAATAGATTTTACAGATAAACAAGACGTTCGATTAAAGCTGTCGAGTTGATATGTGCTAACACCATTTTTTTCTCTTTTCGACATTTTTTATTGTGAGACCACTTCACAATTAGAAATGTCGTGTTATAATAGACGCAACGAAATAAGACCACCTTATTTTAAATTTGCACTCTCTAGCTTGCCGGCGGGGGAGTGTTTTTTATTAGACGATTATATTGCCGTTCCCGTCAGATTTTTTAAACGCAGCGGAAATAGCCGAAATGATAGCTAAAACTGATGGAATCCATGTCCAACAAAAAATTAAGTACATAATACCAGAGCCAGTTTTACCCGCATAAAATTTATGAGCTCCTAAGCCACCCAAAAATACAGCAAGAATAATATAGACTGTCTTATTAACAACTTTTCCAGCTTGAACATAGTTGTTATTACTTTGCTGTTGAGAATTTTCATTAACGATATTGATATGAATTTTATCTTCTATAGAGTCAGAGTTCTTTTTACATTTAGTGACAATTAAATTATCACCATCTTGATATAATTCAACTTCATCGTGTAATTCTGGTTTGAAATCTAATTCCTCATATGGGATTCTTACAATACCCGCCTCTCCATTGGAAATAACAACCTCTTCTAAATCTAGTTTGATAACTTTTGCCATTTTCTTCTCCCTTTTCTAGATAATCTTGAAATAAGTTTGCTTTACATCATAAATTATCATATAATTTGTTTGATACAAGAACCTTAACAAATAAATGTTAAGACAAGCACTCTCTACTTTGGTCGGTGGGGGAGTGTTTTTTAATTAAATGTTAGTTCATTTCATAGTAATAGGTTTCTGAATCTGGTATCGTTATTTTTCCTCCAAGCGTTGATGAATAAGACACTAATCCTAAGCTTTGTGCGTAAATGGTAATTTGATCGTTTTCTAATATTCTACTTTCCATGGAGAATTTAGAAATTCTAGTATAAATAACGTGATCGTAATCACCGTCGACTGCTAATCTCATTTGTGTTTCGCTATCTGCTTCCAAAACTTGCAAAACTTTGCCAGTTAATTTGAAATATTCGCCTTCGTACTGATTTGGTGTTCTAGCTAAATTATCATATGTAATATCAGTTCTAAAGGAACTTTTGTCACTGGGCTTGCTAAGTTTAAAAGATGAAGAACTAGATGATTCTTGTTCGCTATATGAGTACGAGTCATAACTTTCGTTACTTTCAACACTTTCGGTGCTATCGGTATGATTTGTTTTACTTACTTCTTCTTTCTTACAACCTCCTAATAAACTGATTCCTAGAACACACAACAACACTACCTTTTTCATTTTAAAACCCCTTTATGATATAATATATTTGAATGTTAATCATATCATAACCTTGCCTAGTGTTGGTAGCACTAAGCAGGGTATTTTTTTATAAGTCAAAACTAACCTTTACGGCTTTTCCGATAATCCTGGCTGGATTTTCTTCATTAATAACGTAAGGTGAATATTTAGGGTTATCGGGAACTAGTAAGATTAAATTGCCTTGATGTTTAACTCGTTTTAAAGTAGCCTCTGTATCACCATTTAAAAGAACAGCAGCGATTTCCCCGTCTTCAACCTCGGGCTGTTCACGAATGAGAACATAGCTATCTTCTGGGATGGTAGGAGTCATAGAATCACCAGATGTTTTTAAGTAAAAAACATTACCAGAGGGGAGCAGGTCTTCTAACTCCTCACGATATTCGCTAATATTTTGTTCAGCTGTAATAGGATTTCCACATGTGATTGTTCCTAAAACAGGTATTGACACTGTTTTTATCGCTTTTCTCATTTTAGAAAAGATTTCTTCATCTTTTTGCCTAAATCGAGGATCAATTACAGATTTTGGAACATTGAAATAGTTGGCTAATTTTTGTATATTTCCTGGATTTGGAGTAGATGTACCTTTAAAGTAACCAGTTAAGGTGCTTTTAGGTATTTTTGTTATGCGGTGTATATCAACTTGTGTAGATTTTTTTTCTAATAATAGCTTTTTCAAGTTTTCACTGATAATTTTTCTGTTTTCTATTTCTTGTGGTGTTAATTCTCCTCTAGCCATTTTAGACCTCCATCTTTTTGTTACCTATATAATATCGGATTAAATCGTATTTGTAAATACAAAAAATGAAAAAAAACGAAAAAAATACGAATTAATCTGTTTACAATACGAATTAAATCGTATATAATGAAATCAAGTTAAGCGAAAGGAGGTTTGAACATGTTGGAAATTTCTTTAAGAGCTGCTCGGATTAATGCAGGTTTCACGTTGAAGGAAGCATCAAGGGAAGTTGGAATACATCACGAAACGCTAGCTAAATACGAAAAAGACAGTGGTAATATTCCTATTAATCTATTAAACGAATTATCAATCCTATACCAAATTCAACTCGATTATATTTTTTTAGGCAAAAGATACGATTTAATTCGTACAATTAGAAACAAATCTAAAATAGCAACATAAAGGAGGAAATAGAATGAATTTAGTAATCATGAAAAATCAACAAGCAGTAACAAGTAGTTTACAGGTAGCGGAGACATTCAATAAAAATCACAGAGATGTTTTAGCAGCAATTGATGATTTAAAAGAGGGGGTTGCGGAAAATTACGCAGACCTATTTTATGAAGATATCTACACACATCCACAAAATAAACAAACATACCGTCAAATAATTATGAACCGTGATGGATTCACATTACTAGCAATGGGGTTTACTGGTAAACAAGCATTGCAATTCAAACTCAAATATATCGAAGCATTCAACAAAATGGAAACTCACATCAAGCAGCAACTAGACACATCAAAACTGAGTCCAGAATTGCAATTTATGAATAGTGTGGTCCAATCACTTGCTAAACAAGAACAAGAAACGAAACGCATTGAAACGAAAGTGAATAATATTTCCGATATTGTAGCACTCAATGTTACAGACTGGCGCAAAGATTGTCAGAAATTAATTAGACATATGGCAAAAAATCAAGGTGGCTTTAGTGCTTACAAGGAGATTAATAGCGAGATTTACGAAGAGTCTGAAAGGCGAGCAGGAGCAAACTTGAAACAACGGTTAACAAACAAACGCAGACGCATGGCAGACGAGGGCGCTAGTAAGTCAAAACGTGACAAGCTGAATAAACTAGATGTGATTGCAGATGATAAACGGTTGCTTGAAATCTATGTGGCAGTAGTAAAAGACTTTGCTATCAAGTACGGCGTCAATTTAGATGAAATAGCATAGGAGGAAGCAATTTGAAAGATTTTTTTCACAGAAGAAAAGCAAAAGAAACAGAACAAAAAATAATGCAAGAATTGCAAGAAATAAAAAACTTACTCCAAGTTATTAAACGTAACCAGGAGCAAGAAATTATTACTAACCTAGATAAAGCTATTTTACCAAAGCTAACCCCCGAAAGTGTATTAAAGCTAGTTGAATTCACTACCAGAGATTTTTTGGAAACTAACGGTGGATATCCTGAAAAAGTAAAAATTGTTATGGAAGGTCATTTTCGCCATTCGCCTGTGAAACAAGTTGTTTCTCGATGGATAAGGAGGGAAACGAATGAATGAGGAAATTACAGCAACTTTTACTATTGATCTAAGTGAACTAAAAGAACTGCTCAACAAGGCTAGTGACCAAGTCGAACAGTTACAAGAAACATTAGATGCAATAAATAAATTTTATAAAAAAAATTAACAATTATGTACGTAGGAGGAGCCAAAATGGAAAACGAAATTAAAAGCATCGCTATTTCTTTAAAAAGCATAGCAAAAAGCATAAGTTCTTTGGCGGAAGATACTAAGGCTAATAAAAAACTAAAAGAAGAATTGTTGACGAATTTAGACGGATTAATGGAGGGTGTTGAACGCATCCAAGATGATTTTGGCATTAAATAAAATATTGGATTAAAAAAGGAGAGATAGAAATGGAAATAAACGTACCAATTCAATTACCAGGAGAATTCGAAGAAAAGTTATTAGAACAATTCGAACAAATTGCACTTAAAGCATTAAAAAAAGCAGAAGTAGTAAATGAATTACCTCTTTATGCAACTAAAACAGAGGTAAGAAAAACGTTAAACATTGGAAATGATAAATTAAGCAGTTGGATAGCTCAAGGTTTACAACTGACGAAATTTTCTGAAAAAGATTACAGAATAGCACGACAAGATTTAAAAGACTTTTTCGATCAAAGAAAAATTTAAAGGAGTGGAAATCATGGGAACAACAATTATGCCAGCGCATAAGTACAAAAACATTGAAATAAAAATGGTGGACGGTGTACCGCGCGTGTTCGATAAAAAAGGGAAAATGATGCGTGCAGAAACAAAGGTTCACAAAGCAAAAAATAAAATTAACACGAGAGGATGAAAGGGATGTACAAAATAAGAAGAGTTGGGGCGTTGTTGCTAATTTTTGGCCTTGGATTAGTCGTAGGGAATCACATGTCGAGTTGGACAACAGCGATATATCTCATTTTTATTCTCGTGTGGATGCTCGCATGGGATGCAATTAGCTACAAAAAAATGACTCACGATAGCAGTCGTAAGTCAGTAGCTAATAAAAAATCATTTAATTAACTATAGCACATAAAAAGGAGTGTATGCAAGTTGATGAACAGAAAAAAAGTGTTAGCAGATAGCAAAGTAAAAGCTGATAAATGGTATCAAGGCTATAAATCAACATTACTTGCGACTCAAAACATTGAAAAGCGAAAGGAGTGGGCAACATGTCTTACACGTTAACTACTGATGAGCTAGGTCGCTCAATTTTTGAAGATTCTCAAGGAATGCGTTTATTGATTGATAGATATAAGAAAAATAACGAGGAATACATTTGGATAGGAATTGACATATCTAAAGAAGAAAACGATCGAAACTTTTTACATGTTTTAAATGAGTCCACTGATAAAACGGAAACTTGGGACTTTAGAAAAATACAAGAAGAACTAGACGCAGCCTTTACTGTTAAAGCTAAAGATTTGCCTAGTTTATTAAAGAAAATAGCAAGAATTGCAGGTGTTGAACATGAGAGCGCATGAAAGTAAAGAAGCGTCTATGGAGTGGTTTATGATGTTACAAGCTCTAGACAAGGGCAAAGCAACAAAAGGGATGGGAAGAAAATTTTATATCGGAGATGAAAAAGGATGGGGTAGAACAGCTCGTAAGGTGTTGGCGCTATACGAAGACGGTAGAGTTAAACAGTATATATCAGCAGCTGAATTAGCAAAAGAAATCAATATATCGTTCAAAACAGTTCATGAAGCAATAAGGAATAAGCGAACTTTACGATGCGGAATTACGCCTGTTTATGAGGAGGAATTTTTAAATGAATGAAAAAACGAGTTTATTTGAAGCTTTGAACAAAATTAACGTGAAGAAAAAAATAAAAGAAAAGGGAAGTTTTGACTATTTGCCATGGGCTAGCGCCTGGGAGTATATGAAAAAATACGATCCAGAATCCGAAGAAAAAGTGCGTTGGTTTACTCATCATCGGGTAATTGGTGATAGTAATCAAAATTTTTTAGTGGAAGAATGCCTGCCTTACTGTGATAACCAAGAGCAAGGAGCTTTTGTTCAAGTCGACGTGGTTGTAAAAGGTAGGGTGGAAACTGAAATATTTCCAATTTTGAACTTTAAAAATCAACCCGTTACAAAACCAAATTCTATGCAAGTTAATAACGCGTTAAAGCGTTGTTTCGTAAAGGCATTGGCAAAACATGGGTTAGGGCTTTATATCTATCAAGGTGAAGATGTTCCTGAGCCACCGAAAATTGATAATAAAACTGTAGATATGATTGAAGCTTTAGTTTTTTCTTTGGACGAAGCAACGAATACTTCAAATAAAGATAATTTAATTGATTGGATAAATGAATTTACCAAAGAAAAAGGCCTTATTGCAGATGAAATTAAAGATTTTTATGACATGACAATAGAACAAAGTGGACTACTAAAAAGGGCAATCAACAAACGTATGATTCAAATTGAAAAGGAAAATAACCAAAATAAAAAGGCGTGAGTATATGAAAATTAACGCTGAATTAATTGGAATAAATAACAACATAATTAAATTGAAAGCTAATGATTTAATCAACTTTGAACATCTAAGGCTAATTGAAAACAATGAAAAATTAGTCGTTGATGTAACTGTACATGATAATCGCGGAATAACAGGTGAACAAAATAAACTTTCTCATGCTCTTATAGGCGATATATCAAAGTTTAGCGGTGATGAGCCTGAACATATAGAATCAGTCTTAAAGTATTACTACAAAGCGAAAACAGGCAATAAATTCAGTCATTCCGAAGCAACAAAAGAGGACGCAAATAACTTTATTAATTTCTTGATTGATTTTGTATTAAAAAACGATGTTCCTTTGCCAAAACGCTATACATACCTCACTCAAAACAACTATTTCTTTTATGCTTGTTTAAAAAATAGAAAGTGTTGCATATGCGGCTGTCACGCAGACATCGCACATGTTGAGAGCGTTGGGTCAGGGCGTAACAGAAAACAAATAGATCACACGAAACATCACTTTATGAGTTTGTGTCGAAAACATCATCAAGAACAACATAGTATAGGTATTAATTATTTCATCAGCAAATACAAAATATTAACAGTCAAATTAACATATCAAGATGTTATTGACTTAAAACTAATGACTAAAAAACAAGTAGAGGAGATAAAGAGCAATGATTAATAACGTAATTCTACAAGGGAGATTAACGAAAGAAATTGATTTGAAGTATACACAAAGCGGTAAAGCAGTAGCTAGTTTCACAATAGCTGTCAATAGAAATTACACAAATGCAAACGGAGCGAATGACGCTGATTTTATTCAAATTGTTTTTTGGAATAAGCAAGCTGAGACGATGGCAAATCACTTTTCAAAAGGTGATGAGGTTTTGATCGCTGGATCAATTCAAACAAGGAACTATGAGAATCAGCAAGGACAACGTGTGTATATTACAGAAATTGTTGGAAAAGAGTTTTCTTTTACAAGCGGTAAAAAGAGACAAGAAAATACATCACAAAACATTAATCAAAATACTAGCAGTAACAACCATAACTATCAAGATTCGCTACCTGGAGTAGACCCTTTCAACAAAAGTGGAATAGACATTTCAGACGATGATTTACCGTTTTAAAAAGGAGGAGACAGCGTGGCACAACGAAGAATGTTTAGTAAAAAAATAACAGATACAGACTTATTTCTAGATATGCCGTTGTCTGCTCAATGTTTATATTTTCACTTGAACATGGAAGCGGACGACGATGGCTTTTTAGGGAACGCCAAAACGATTAGGAGAAAAATAGGATCTAGCGAAGATGATTTGAAATTACTCATGGCAAAGGAGTTCATCTTTCCTTTTGAAAGCGGAGTTGTAGTAATCAAAGATTGGAAAATACACAACTACATAAGGAAAGACACTTACAACGAAACAATGTATTTAGGTGAAAAAGAGGAATTAGAAGAAAAAAATGGAATGTATACATTACGTCAACGAGACGTGGACGGGTCGTCACCACAGGTTAGGTTAGGTAAGGTTAGGTTAGGTAAGGTTAATAAAGATACTATGTCGAGTTCTAGCGAACACGACTGCATGCTATCTGATAATCAAATAGTTTCATCTAGCAAGAATGACAAAAAAGAATCGAAAGCAGAGTTATCAAAACGTATTATCAACTATCTCAATAACAAAGCTAGCACAAAGTACAGATATCAGACTAAGTCAACTCAACAAAAGATAAACGCTAGGATAAGCGAAGGATACAGCGAACAAGACTTTTACACAGTCATTGATAAAAAAGTGACTGAGTGGAGCAACAATCCTGAAATGCAGAAGTTTATTAGACCAGAAACGCTTTTTGGAACAAAGTTTGAGAGTTATCTTAATCAACCTATAATAACTAGCTACAAGAAGTCGTATCAGAAGCCTACTGTGAGGAAAGAATCGCTGCCCGAATGGACCGAGAACGAAGTGAAAGAAGAAAAACCAATGAGCGAAGAAGAACAAAATTATTTCAAAGAGCGTATACAGTCTCTAAAGATGCAAAAATAAGCCGTAGGAGAATGCTAAACACTTTTTAAGGTAAATATACATGCAATCAAATAAAAAACTCTTAGAAAGGACGATAGAGCTATCAAATACATTATCAAAACATTACCAAAGCCACAATCGAGACCTCGATTTTCGAGACATGGTACAAGCGTTAGGACCTATGAGAAAAGTGATATGAAAGCTTATAAGCGTAACGTGCAATTACAATTAATGATCAGCAAGCCAAAGCTAATAGACAAAGGACCTATCTACGTGAACATTGTTTTCTATGTCTATCCGCCGAAAACGGTAGTTTCTAGTAAAACAAAACGTAGCAAGGTTGAACAGGAACTTGTCTACTGTGATAAAAAACCCGATTTGGACAATTATTTCAAGGCTATAACAGATGCAGCAGAGGGTATTTTGTACAAAAATGACGGACAGATAGCAGCAATTAGCACTCAAAAGCTATACAGCTTTAAACCACGTGTTGAGTTAGAAATTGATTTTTTAAATGAAAGAGGAGAACTAACATGAATAACAGACAAAGATTAATTGACAAGCTTTCCGGTTCAAACGAATTAAAGTTTTTTCTTTTGAAAAAAGGAGCTCATTTTAGACATAAAACAGGAAATTACAAAACACTAGGAAAAGGCGAACTGATAGTGGTTGTAAGGCAAACTAAGAATGATTTTATTGGATATTCAGCGTCGCTATATGGTCCATTGATGATAGATTGCTATTACAGAAAAAAAGATTGCTTTGAATTATCAGCAAAAGAAATAAAAAAAGCGTTTTTGGACATTCCGCCTCATTGCGAAACAGACTATTATCGTTTCTTCGGAAAAAAAGCTATTAAAAACAAAAATGGAAGACGTTACTTTATGCAAAAAGATCCTTTCGTTTTGATTAAAGCAGCTAACGTAGAAGAAGCTTTAAAAGTTTTTTCTAGCGATATATCAAATGAACTAGAAGATTGCCGGTTATTTGAAATTAATAAACAAGAAGCGTGGAATAAGTATAAAAATACCGTTAGCGAAAACGGTGAGGAAATAAATAAAAATGAATTGCTCGAATCTTTAGAAAGTGATTGCAACGAGTTGTTAGCGTGTAGTGAAGACCTAATATAAGTGGGCAGGTGAGGACATGTTAAAACAAAAACTAGCACGACGCACACATGAGCTGATACTCGCTAAAAAAGATAACGAGAAGTTGAAAGAAAAGAATAAACAGCTTACGTCTATTGTTAAGTATTGTCAGAGTACGAACAGACTTTCAAAAGGCGAGAGTGATTACGTTGAAGAAATGATCAGGAAGGTAGATGAGTGATTGCATGAAATTTTTAGATTTATTCGCAGGCATTGGCGGATTCCGACTAGGGATGGAAACTGCCGGGCATGAATGCGTAGGCTTTTGCGAAATAGATAAGTTTGCAAGAGCGAGCTATAAAGCGATACATAATACAGAAAACGAGGTGGAAATGCATGACATCACAAAAGTTACAGATGAGTTTATTCGAGGAATCGGAGATATCGACGTTATCTGTGGAGGATTTCCGTGTCAAGCTTTCTCAATTGCTGGAAAGCGACGAGGTTTCGAGGATACTAGAGGAACTCTTTTCTTTGAAATTGCAAGGTTCGCATCTATTCTCAGACCACGCTATTTATTCCTTGAAAACGTCAAAGGACTCCTCAATCACGAGGGAGGGGCTACGTTCGAGACAATCCTCAGAGCCTTGGATGAAATTGGGTATGATGCGGAATGGGAAGTGCATAACTCTAAAGACTACGTTCCGCAAAGCAGAGAGCGAGTGTTCGTTATCGGACATCTTAGAGGAGAACGTACCGAGCAAGTATTTCCTTTCGAAAGAGAAAGTGGATGCTTTGATAAAGAGCAATCAAAAATAAAAATAATTGGAATTATGATAGCTGGAAATCTTCCTGGAAGTCACGATCAAAACTCAAGAGTTTATAAGACAGAAGGCCTATCACCAACCTTGTCTACGATGCAAGGAGGAGGTCAAGAACTCAAAATACTAATAAAAGAAGCAACAAAGAAAGGATATGCGGAAGCTTATCCAGGCGACAGCGTGAATACTAGTCATCCAAATTCAAAGACAAGACGTGGACGTGTAGGAAAAGGGTGTGCAAATACTCTATTGACTGGTGAAGAACAAGGAGTCGTGACTGATAACTTTCAAATTCGCAAGCTTACACCTCGTGAATGCTGGAGGTTGCAAGGATTCCCAGACCAGGCATTTGATCGAGCAAAAGAAGTAAATTCCGACAGTCAGCTATACAAGCAGGCAGGAAATAGCGTAACAAAAAATGTAATTACAGAAATTGCGAAAAGGTTGAAATAAATTTAGAGGAGGAACAGAAATGATATACCGTACTGAAACGCAAGAAGATTATAATGCGCTAATGGGAGAACTTGAGAGAAAGGGATATAAGTGGGTTGGTGGAGAGAAACCAACGGAAAGGTTATCTGTATGGGAAGATGAAAAAGAAGACACTTGTGTTGGTTTCGGTATATACGGTCCCGTATATTATGGCTCTGCTAATTGGTTTACAGGAAGAGGTTATAAAATCACAAAATACAAAGCACCGAAACAGGAGGAACAGAGATGAGTAAAATATACCATACAGAAACACAAGAAGATTTTAATGCCCTGATGAAAGAACTAGAAGAGAAAGGGTATGTGTGGTTTGGTGGAAATAAGCCAACACAACGCCTAGACTTTTGGAAATTCCTGTCGAAGGAAATGTGTATTCAGGTAGATAACAATAAATCTTTGACTTTTTGTGATAGCAACTACTATCAATCAAGAGGTTTTGAAATCATAGAATACAGAGACCCTAAGAAGGAGGAACAGAAATGACAAGAGAAGAGTATTTACAGCATATACACAAGTTTGAAGGGAAATTGTTAGATAAAGAAAGCTTTGCTAAATTTCCTGAATCAAAAGAGAAGGAAGATATTGGGAAAATTGTTGTCATGATGAAAGAGCAAGGGTTTAACCCAGATGTTTATAGACTTGATGAAATACCTATTAAAGGTGTGTACTACGTTGAATTAGCAGTATCAGAACGTGGAATTGACTATTTTAGCATTCAAGATGATGGAGATGCGCTTGTTCCTCACTACACAACAATAAAACATGATGAAAATGGGTACAACTGTTTCCCATGTGCAACTATACAAGAGTCAATCGACAAAATGGAATGCTAGGAGGAACAGAAATGAATAAAGTATATCATGTGAAAACACAAGAGGACTGTGATGCATTGATGAACGAACTAGAAGAAAAAGGGTGTCTATGGTGGGGTAGTAATAAACCTGCAACACAATTAGATTTTTGGTGGATGAGTAAAGAAGATACTTGCGTTAAGCTTGAGAAAAATAGAGGTATATTCTGTGGTGGCTACGATACATTTAAAGGACTTGGTTACGAAATAACAGAATACAAAGCGCCAATTGAGACCGTTGGGTCAGGGCGTAACAGAAAACAAATAGATCACACGAAACATCACTTTATGAGTTTGTGTCGAAAACATCATCAGAAAGAAACTGTGTACCACACATCTACACAGGAGGACTTTAACGCTCTAATGGAAAAATTGGAGGAAAAAGGAGTGTATGCATGGTGGTGGAGTTTAAAGAGACCAAGGGAACGCTTAGAACTTTGGGGAGAATACATGGGAGAAACATGCGTTAGGGTAGTGGAGACTAAATTGCTACAGCATTCTGATCTAAACTACTATAAATCAGACGGTTTTGAAATCATAGAATACAAAGCACCAAAAAAGGAGAAGAAAGCTATGAAATTAGAAAATTTGTTTACGTCAAAATGTGACGAGTATGAAAATATTTGGGGAAGTCAAAAATTTTGCACGAAAGCGATGAAGGACAAACAATCCTCGTACGAATCAGCATTGAAGTTAGAATCACGCGCACGCAATATAAGACAGCGTGTACTTAAAGACTTAGAAGAAACAGTAGCAGAAGAGCGTAAAGCATTGCTTGAAAATGTTGAACGGTTAGATAAAGCGTTAAAGGGAAGTGCAGAGTAGTGAATGAACGTGAAGTAGTTACTAAAGTTTTTTCTACAAATGGTCAATATTTTATATTATTTGCTAGTGGTACAAGCATGAGGGTGACTCGTAGTACATATATAAAAGTTAAGCGTAAACTAGAAAAAGGACATATTTTATACTTAAATATTAACAAGAATAGCCCTTATGTTTTTAGACAAAAAAAGAGTACAGATATTAATGAGGTATAAAAATGAATAGAAGTAGTGTAACGAATAATCTTAATGATCTAGTTAGAAAAAAGTTAAATAACACCTCTAATTTTTGGGCAGAAGAAGTTGAGTTGGATTTTGGAAAAGCTAGAGTGGACTTTGTAGGGTTCAAACCTTTTAATATTTTGCAAAATGGCATGTGTCCTGCTTCAATCGAAAAAGGTGTTTTTAGCTTTTATGAAGTAAAATCTTGTCTAGCAGATTTTAACAGCGGTCACGGAAAAACGTTTTTAGGAGACGAAAATTATCTCGTGTGTGAGCGTGAATTAGCAAACGAATTGCATGAAAAAGGAATGCTGATAGACGGAGTTAAAGTTATCGTTCCAAACAAAACGAGAAACGCTTTGATTGTAGCATTCGACCTTTCTAATTCTTTTGGTAACTGGTCAAGAAGAACAAAATCATCAAGCGAGCTTCTTTGGAACATGATAAGTGCAAGGAAAAGTAACAAAGTAACTATTTTAGAGTCCATGAAAAGGGAGTGAAGCAGAATGAGTGAAGAAATTAAAGGTGTGGTGAAAGTAGTAAACACAGAAGAAGGAAAGTTAATAAAAATTGAGGGTAATTTAGCTAGTACTGACAAAATGGTGATAGCAAGCACGTTCATTGCAATGTTAGCGCGTGAATATGACACTTCGGTGAAGGGAATGGCATACATAATGTCTGAATTAAATAGAGAATGCCCAGTGATTTTCAAGGAGGAAGCAGAATGAGCAAACTGATTAAAGAAATTGACGATTGTACTAAGTCAGTAAAGGAAGGCACGTGTTCAGATTGGAGCGCAGACGAAGTTGTTGGCTTACTACACTGTTTAAAGAGACTAGCAGAAAAAGAGTTGCCCAAACCTGTTAAGTTACCTAAATTTGTAATTGAAATTATAGAGCAGACTAAGAAAGATAGGTTCTCGTTGTCTTACTGCTTAGATGCGTTGCAATCTAAAGGGTTGTCAAACAAAAAAAGAAAGTGGTTATATGCCAGTGCAGACAATGAGGGAAAAGTAGCGCAGGCTTGGTTGACAGGTAACTACGAAGAAGAGAAAGAGCAGTTGTATGTGGTAAAAATACCTTATGTGCAAGGTACTTTTTATACACTAGATAAAAATAAAAGAGCAAAGTTTGTCTTTGGGCATCAAAATGCAGAGAGATTTACAGAAGAAGAACTTGAAAGATACTTATCAGAAATTAAACAGTTTGCAGAGAAAGTGGAGGAAGCAGAATGAAAAAAGCTGATTACACTCTTGTAAAGGTACCAAAATGGATAGAGTTTGACTGTCCTTACTGTTTATGTGAGAACACTTTAGACTACGACAAAGTTGCTAGAGATTATGAGTTTGAGTTCCAATTCAAGTTCCGCTTAGAGATTGGCAATTGCAAAGAAAAAGTAACCTGTGAGAACTGTGGAAAAGAGATAGAGCTAGCAGACGTGGAAATTGGTTAGAGGAGGAATAATAATGTGTGAATACTGTTCATTTGATGACACTACTGGTATTGCAAAACAACCTTTTTACAGGCATTGTGGGGGTTGGTCTTTCCTTGAAAAAGTTGAAAACCAGTATCAATTAACAAGCTACAGGGTTAATGACTTAGAATACCCATATACAAGCTTTGTAGTTAACTATTGCCCAATATGCGGAAGGGAGTTAAACAAATGACTAGTCAAAAAGAGTACTTTTCTGTCATCGGTGTTACAGATTATTTCAGATATGATAATAAAATCATCTTGTTTGAGAATGAGAAACAAGCAAAAGGTGTAGCTGAAAAAATAGGTAGCTGCGATATTGAAAAGATCACAATATTTTCAAATAAAAAGCACGTGTTGATAAGTGATTTAAGAGGGGGCGAGTTAAACAAATGACTGACTGGATAACAATACTATTGCTTACAGTAGTGATCGTGGCGAAGTGGTGGATGATTAACGAGAGGAAGAAATGAGTATGCGAGATGATTATGATTGCCTAATGTGTCTAGCCTGTGGTGACGGTGAATTAGATGAAAATTTGCGCTGCGACGAATGTGGCAAGCAGTACACGCAAAAGGAATATGGCAAAGCATTTGAAGAAGAATGTGAACGGGAAGTAGATTTTTACAAAAAGACTAACCCTGAGTTGTTTAAATGAAAAGGAGCGATAAGAATGTTAAACATAAGAGTTGAATTTTTTAGGAGTACTGCGAAATTAGAAAATAGTGATAAATGGGGAGACACAGATTACCCCATGAAAATGTGGTGGAGAGAAGAAGTAGAGTATGACAGCGATGGTGTGTTAGGCACTTTAGTCCAAGCTGATTTAGACCCAGAAATACAAAAGTATATTTTTCTCATTTTAGACGATGAAGGCAAATTTCACAAAATAAGCGACATAAATGCATTGAGAAAAATTGATAAATAGAGACGAGCAAAAAGGAGCGATAAACATGCAATTACAAGTAAAACGATTAACAGATACAGCTAAATTACCTGTCAAGGCACATTTAACTGACGCGGGATTTGATATGTTTTCCGATGAGGATGTCACAATCAAAAATAAAACTGTAGCAGTCAGTACAGGCTTGTCTATAGCAATTGAACAAGGTTATTATGCAAGATTGAAAGCTAGAAGCGGTCTTACATTAAAAACACCTCTTCGAGTTTTAGAAGGTACTATAGATGCCGACTATCGCGGTGAAGTTAAAGTTATATGTGATGTCAAGAGTAATCAAAGTTATGAAATAAAAAAAGGCGACAAGATTGCACAGTTAATTATTCAACCACTGCCACCAGTTGACCTTGTTGAAGTTAAAAAATTAGAAGATACAAAGCGTGGTAATGGCGGATTTGGTAGTACTGGATTGTAAAGGGGGATGTCAATTGAGTAGAAATGATAAATTGATTGATGAGTTAGATCGTAAATTTGCAAACTATCACAATTATAACAGAGAAATTGCTATTCGTAAGTTAGAGTTAGCAGAACGGGAAATAGATGAGAACGTTGGCGGAGGGAAGTCAAACATCGTAGGCAATCCTGTCGAGTCTAAAGTGATAAAAGAACAGTCTGATCCTTACATTTTAAATAGAAGACTCTGGAAACGAGCAGTTGAGGATACATTAGAAGAACAGAATTCAGAAGTTTCAAAGTTGATTCAATTGAAATATTTTGGTGAAGACAGTTGGATGGATTGGAGAAGCTTTGGAGTGAAACATCATTATTCTACACGTACTATTTATAGGATTAGACAAAGAGTTTTATTGGAGTTTGGTAGAAAAATAGGGGAATATAGATAAAAATGGCACAAAACAGTGTAGTTGTGCCACGGATTCCGTAATAAAATGATAGAGTAGTATTTTATATATTACGAACTTCATTCTGAACACTCCTTTATAGTAGCTAGCCTGGTGTTTATAGCAGTTCGATTCTGCTACTAGCTGTTGGGTGTGGAAACACCTTAAAAAATATTCATTTCTTGTAGTTAGTTACGCTAAGGGACGAGCGTAGCTATCTTGACATATGGTGAAACGGTATCACGCTTGACTGTTAATCAAGTATTGCAAGTTCGAGTCTTGCTATGTTGTTAGAGTGTTAACGCACTCAAAAAATATGTTTCTACACTAAGTACATTCATTCGTGAGTGTGCTTTTTATTTTAAGCAAAAAAGAGGGCAAGCACATGAACTATTTCTATATCTCGTTAAGCAAAGACGTTGTGACACAACATGAAGCAATTAAACAGTCAACATTATATAAAGACTATTCTATCTTAGAGTTCACGAGAGAAGCTAACGAGCATGAGTGCGACGTCATGGATCTAGTCTATTGTGGACATGGGAATAGAGACTCGGAACATGTGTTGCTCGCTATCAAAAGGTATACAGATAGATATAAGTAAGGTGGTAATTCAAATGAATAAAACATTTCTAACGATATTAACTACAACATGGATATTCGATGTATTCAATCTACCTTTTATGAACTGGTTAGATGTTGAGATACCATACAATTTTTGGGCATGGATAATCACATGGGCAGTAGTGATAGTCATTGGGTCATACGAGGCAGAGAGCAATGCTTAATGTAGAAACAAAAGAAGATAGAGCAGCGTTTTATAACTCGAGCGAATGGAAGGTACTAAGGCAGAAGATATTAGAGAGAGATAACTATGAATGTCAATGGTGCAAGGCAGAAGGAAAGGTAAACACTAACGCTCATTCAATACTAGAAGTAGACCATATAAAGGAGTTAGAGTATCATCCAGAGTTAGCATTAGAAGAAAGCAACATGAGAACATTATGCAAAGAGTGCCACAACAAAAGGCATAAAAGATTCAATTACAGATCGAGCAAGAAGAGAAGCAAGTGGGCAGATGATGAGAGGTGGTAATCATGGTAGAGCTAAGCGATATTGAGTATGACATTAACGGTAAAGTTCCTAAGCTAAGTATAAAGGGTGTACCGATGGGAGTTTGCTCCATGACTAGACATTACGTTACTAATTCAAATATATTGGGAACTAATGTAATTACTTTTATTTATATTGATAAAAACAATCCAGTGAAAAAAATATTGTCAATCAAATGTGATTCGCAAGAAATATTTTTACAGTAAGATAATAAATTTTCAAATAGCCCCCCCGGTCAAAATAATTCGCAAGAAGAAAGCGAATGGGAAACCGGTATATGGGCTCGATTAAGCAGATGCAACCTAAAAAATACGTGAAGGGGGGGTAGGTATGAAATATAACTTAAAGAAACTTGATAAAGAGCTACATGAAAGGGTTGATACGACTTCTCAAAAAGAATTAGAGAAGATAAATCGCTATATAAACTTGCTCGAAATCTACTACGAATTAGATGAAAGTATTGTGGAAAACGGTTCTATGGTTATGACGGAAAATGGTTCGCAAAGATTCTTAAAGCCTAACCCCGCCATCACTGAAAAAACTAAAATAAATACTCAATTACTATCTATCGAACGTTCGTTTATATTTAAGGACCTAGAAGATTTACCTGGAGACGGAAGCGAACTGGTATGATTAGCCATCATTTAATTGACGATTACATTAATCGTTGGGAAAGAAAAGAAATAATCTTGAACAAAGATAGAATTGATTTAATTGAGTATCTAAAACGAGATGTTCTATGTCGAGATGATTTATATTTTGATGAAGAACGAATTAGTAACTATATAAAATTTAGTGAACGATGGTTTTTTTCTCTTGATCCTTGGGAGAAATTCATAACCCCGTTCATTTTTTTGTACTTTAAAGAGGATGATGAATTGTTCTTTGAGGAATTTTTTATATCTATGGGGCGTGGTGGTGGTAAAAATGGATTTATCACAACACTTGCCACGTTTTTTATAAGCCCTCTACACGGAGTTAAACATTATGATGTATCAGTTGTAGCCAATTCAGAAGAACAAGCCAAGACGTCTTTTAAAGAAGCTTTTGACACGATAGAAAGTGAAACAGCAATGCAAAAGAGCTTCGAACCTTGGAAAGCTCAAATTATTGGAAAGACTACTAAGAGCGTATTTAAATTTAAAACTTCAAATGCTAGCACAAAAGATGGTGGCCGTGAAGGATGTGTTATCTACGATGAGATACACGAAATGGAAGATAGAGCTACCGTAGACGTATTCAGTGGCGGTCTTGGTAAAGTTGCCAATCCTCGTGAGTTTTTCATTGGGACCGATGGCTATGTTCGAGAGGGATTTTATGACCAACTGATGGAGCGCTGCCGAAATGTTATGAAAGGTGACAACCCAGATGATGATAGAATATTCCCTTTCATTTGTAAGTTAGATGATAAAGAAGAAGTTGAAGACTACGATATGTGGGAAAAGGCAAACCCAGCATTTGAGAAGCCTATTACAGGTCGCTCAAAACGATTGTTTAACAAGGTTAAGAAACAATTTCTAGCTTTGAATACTAACCCTGGTGGTCGTCTAGCTTTTATGACAAAACGCATGAATTTACCCGAAGAAGATGTCGAGAAAGATGTAACTTCTTGGGAGAATATCATGGCGACAAATCAAGCGTTACCAGAATTGAAAAACAGAATGGCAATTGCTGGATTTGACTATGCGAGTATTCGAGATTTCGCTAGTGTAGGTTTACTTTTCCAAATAGACGGGAAGTACGTATGGAAAACTCATTCTTTCGTTCGGAAAGGATTTCTACAAATGGTTAAGATAAAAGCTCCAATCGAAGAATGGCAGTCAAGAGGATTGCTTACGATACTAGATGAACCATCTATTAATCCATTACATATTGTGAAATGGCTGGATGTTGAAAGAGAATCGAATGGTATACAGAAAGTGGTGGCTGATAATTTCCGAATGGATTTACTTAAACCTCTGCTTGAAGAATATGGATTTGAATACGAATTCATTCGAAACCCTCGAGGTGTTCATTCAAAAGTCGCTCCAATCGTTGAAGATTCTTTCGCTAATCATAAAATTATATACGGAGATAATCCATTGATGCGCTGGTATGTTAATAATACCTTAGCTAAAACAGATGCTTTAGGAAACAAAACTTACTTAAAAAAAGAAGAAAAGACAAGGAAAACAGATGGTTTCCAGGCATTTTTAATGGCTCTATATAAAATAGACGAATTAGAAGATAACAATTTAGACGGTTTCTTATCAATGATGGATAGCATCGACTTCTAGTGAAAGGGGGTGAAATGATGAATGAGTAAATTCACGAGTTGGTTTGACATTTATAAAAAGAACTCTGAATTAGAAACGCTAATGGGGTTAGAATTTTTTGAGGATAGCTCGAACCGTCCGTATATTAAGAGAATGGCAATTGATACCTGTATCAACTTTGTTGCTAGGACGATTAGTCAGTCTGAATTTAGACTAATGAATGATGGGGTTGTAGATAGAAGTGCCTGGCATTACAAGTTGAATGTACGCCCTAATACGGACCAATCTGCTACAACATTTTGGCAGAAAGTAATCTATAATTTGCTATTTGATAACGAGGTTCTCATTGTAATGTCCGATACAGACGACTTGCTTATTGCTGATAGCTACACTAGAAATGAACTTGCTCTATATGAGGATACATTTGAGGGTGTAAGTGTTAAAGGTTATATGTTTAATAGGAAGTTTCGGATGAATGAGGTTATTTTTCTTGAATATAACAATGAGGACTTGGAACGTTACGTTTCAGGTCTTTTTGCTGATTACGGAGAGCTATTTGGTCGGATGATGGATGCTTCGCTAAGGAATAACCAAATAAGAGGAACGGTCGAAGTGTCTGCAGTGAATGGAACAGATGAGCAAAAGACAACAGCACTGCAAAAATTCATTGATAAAGTATTCGAATCGTTTAAAAAGTCTGTTGCAATTGTACCAATGACGAAAGGACTCTCCTATAACGAAATACAAACAGGAAACAGTAAGCAATCTTTTGATGAAATTCAAAACGCTAAATCAGCAATGATCAGTGAAGTTGCCAAGATTCTAGGTATTCCACCGGCTTTAGTTCACGGAGAAATGGCAGATTTGGAAAGTAATAAACAATCTTACGTTGAATTTTGTATCAACCCTCTACTCAAAAAAATCGAAGATGAATTGAACGCAAAAATGTTAGAACCTGTTGAATATCAAAAAGGAAAACAGTTTGAAGTGGTGGGAATCAATAAGCCAGATCCGTTCAAAGATTCTGAGAAAATTGACAAAGTTATATCCAGTGGCTTCATGAACATTAATGAAGCTAGAAAAGAATATGGTTTGCCACCTCGCGAGGGTGGAGATGTTTATGTCATCACCAAGAACTATACTGAAAGTTCAAACTTGAAAGGGGGTGAGGAAGAATGAAAATTGACGTAAAAGGAACTATTATTTCGAATGACCAAAAGTGGTTATACGATATGTTCGAAATGGATAGCACAGCACCTAAAGATATTGCCTTGCCCGAAAATGGCGAACAGATTGATGTGACAATCAATTCCGGTGGTGGAGATGTTTATGCTGGTAGCGAAATTTATACGAAACTAAAATCTTACAGTGGACCGGTTAACATTCAAATCGTAGGTATTGCAGCTAGTGCAGCTAGTGTTATCGCAATGGCTGGAAGCAAAGTTTCAATTAGCCCAACCGCTCAAATTATGATTCATAATGTATCGGCTGTTGTTGGTGGCGATCACAAAGCCTTATCGCATGAAGCAAATGTGTTGCAAAACTACAATACATCAATTGCGAACGCTTATGTAGCAAAAACAGGTAAGTCTATGGACGATTTGTTGAACTTAATGGATAAAGAGACGTGGTTCAATGCTCAACAAGCTGTTTCAGAAGGTTTTGCTGACGAAGTAATGTTTAGCAATGAAAAAGCAGTGCCACTTGTAGCTAGTTTATCACCCGTCATTCCTGCTGATGCAGTCGAGAAGCTTATGAATAAGGTTCAGTCAACGATTAAAAAACAAGATAAAGCATTTATTGATGTAGATGCAATTGCAAATAGCGTAATCGAAAAATTAAATACTAAATCAACGATACCCAAAAGCGAAAAGTCGCCTTTTGAACGGTATCTTTTTTAATACAAAAAATAGGAGGTCATACTAAATGACAATTAAATTATCAAATGAATTTAAAGAAAAACGTCAAGCAATGCTTGATGCAATTACAAATGGAGAATCAACCGAAAAACAAGGAGAATTATACTCTGCTTTAATGGATGAAATGGTTAACGAAGCTAAGAAACAAGCTCGAGGAGAAATCGATTCGTTGTTAGCTTCTAATCCAGCGGATGAAAAACTTGCAGCAGGAACACGTAAATTTTTCAATGAAATCAACACAGAAGTTGGTTATAAAGAAGAAACTTTACTTCCTCAAGAAACCATTGATCGTATCTTTGAAGATTTAACAACGAACCATCCATTGCTTAATCGTATCGGATTACGTGATGCTGGGTTACGTTTGAAATTTTTGAAGTCTGAAACAAGTGGTGTAGCTGTTTGGGGTAAAATTTTTGGGGAAATCAAAGGGCAATTAGATGCAGCGTTCAGCGAAGAAGAAGCAATTCAAAGCAAACTTACAGCTTTTGTTGTAGTGCCTAAAGATTTAGAACAATTTGGACCAGCTTGGATTGAAACTTTTGTTCGAACTCAAATTGATGAAGCTTTTGCAGTAGCTCTTGAAGCAGCTTTCTTAGCTGGCACTGGTAAAGATCAACCGATTGGATTGAATCGTCAAGTACAAGCGGATGTTACAGTCACTGGTGGTGAATATCCTAAAAAAGAAGCCTCAGGCAAACTTACTTTTGCAGATGCTAAAACAACTGTTAACGAATTGACGGATGTCTACAAACTTCACTCTACAAACGAAAAAAATAAAACTGTTGCTGTTGATGGGTTAGTTACGATGGTTGTAAACCCTGTGGATGCTTGGGAAGTTAAAAAGCAATACACGTCACTAAATGCTCAAGGTATTTACGTTACTGCGTTGCCTTACAACCTAGATATCGTTGAATCTATCGCACAAGTTTCTGGTGAAGTTACAACTTTCGTTCAAGGCCGTTACGATGCGTACGTTGGTGGTGGAGTTACTGTTAAAAAATACGATCAAACACTCGCTATTGAAGATATGGACTTATTTACCGCCAAACAATTTGTTTACGGTAAAGCGAAAGACAACAAAGTAGCGGCGATTTGGACTTTGGAGCTAACTCCAGCGGGAAAGTAATTTCCCCAAAAGTCCAAAAAGTAACTCCTACGACAGACGGAGCTACTATTGAACTTGCGTAGAAAGGGGAGTTTCCAATGGTTGACCTTTTAGCGGATTTAAAAAAGCGTATGCACATTTTCCATAATTCGGAAGATGACAACCTACAGCGAATTTTGAATGAATCACAGGCTTATGTAAAAGATAAAACTGGATTTGATGAGAGCAATGAACGCGCAAAAACGCTAGTGCTTGAGCGTGCTAGATACGCTTATAACGATTCATTAGAATTCTTCGAGGATAACTTCCTTGGCGAATTGTTAGGGTTGTCTATCACACAATTAAAGGGGGATTCAGAAGATGGGGAAACCTAGTTTCGAATACAAACCTCCTAAAGTACAGACGGGTAGTCTTAGAACTCCCGTCTCTTTTTATAGATACAAACCTCACTCCGGACCAGAACCAGGAGAGGAAGAAAAAGAGATTCTTCATATTTGCTACGCTGAAATCTATAACCCCTCGATGAAAGATAGAGAAATACTTAATTCAATTGAAACGACTAACGCTGTAACGATTAACATTCGAGACACCAAAGGGGAATATTCTCCCACGAACAAGCATTATGTGGAAATTGATGATTACAGATATAAGAATGTTCGTTGGGATGTTTTAGACGTGCGAAACGACTTCGAAAATAACGCGTTTATCACAGTACTTTTAGGGGTCGTTCACGATGACTAAAGATGAAGTTAGTATAAATGGTGTCAATGATGTGTTGAACGCCTTAGAAAAGCGTTTAGGCAATAAAAAAGTGCGTAATCTATCTAATAAAGTAGTGAATGCATCTGGGGCAATAGTAGAAAGTAAATTAAAACATGACATGGTCGTATTTAAGGATACTGGTGCTTCGATTGAAGAGGTAGTAAGATCAAACGCTAGTTACAAGAACTACGAAACAATTGCAAAAATTGGTTGGAATGGTCCCAAAGGTAGATACCGGCTTATCCATTTAAACGAGTGGGGGTATACAAGAAAAGGAAAGCAAGTAAGACCTAAAGGGTTCGGAGTGATTGATAAATCGCTTAAAAATTCCCAAAAGGACTATCTAGCTGCGGTCAAAAAGGAGTTGAGCAGTAATCTATGAAAGATAAACTAAGTGAGGTCTACGATTCATTGATTCGTAATGAGTATATATCATCTACGACGAAGATTACTGAATCGGACGAATACCGTATTAAATTCTATGAATATCCTTCAACTGGAGATAAGGCAGGTCCAATGATTACGATAAGACCGTTAAAAGCTCAAAACGATGCCTATCATGGTAGTGACAAAGAGTTATCAATTCAATTTTGGTATCAAATCGATGTTGAGGGAACGTATCGCACGACTATTAAACAAATCCAATCAGAAATCAAAAAAGAAATGAAAAAAATGGGATTTGCACAATCAGATGGTGGACTAGACGAATATTTCTCAGACACGAAACGATATGTAGATGCAAGAAGATACACAGGAAATACAACTATTTATGACACGGAGTATTGACTTTCGTGTCTTTTTTTATATCAAAAATTAGGAGGAAATATATATGACATTAGTTGGATTTAAACGAATGACAATTGGAGTTTTTGACAAAGAAACAGGGAAACTTGGCAAGCAAATCGTTGTCGAAGGAAAACAGGACGAAGGGGCTACAGTATCGGCAGAAATTAGCGGATTAGCGAAAGAAGCAACGAAAGTCTACGGATCAAATATTGCTTACTATGTATCGCAAAAAGGCACGGGGGATGTGTCAATTGACTTTGGCTTGTTAGATTTACCAGAAAATGCAAACGACACAATTCTAGGCTATGAAGTTAAAAATGGAATCTCGTTTGTGGGTGAAAATACCGAACCTCCTTATTGCGTTGTTTTACTTGAATCAGAAGATTTAAGTGGAGACACAGCAATGATGGCGTTCTTTAAAGGTAAATTCAGTCAAGATGGATCAACATTAAACACTACTAATAACGAAGCTTTTGAACCAGAGGCAGAAACATACACATTTACAGCAGTTACAAGCGATGCTGATGGAGATTCAAACGGTCAAGTAATGGGTAAATATGTCGGTAAAGAAGAAAAAACTATAGCAGCGCTCAAAGCTTTAGCATTCCCTACAGCGGGGGAGTAATTAGCCCCGTTGTTGGAACGGTAACTCCTACAACCGATGGGGCTACCATCGATTTATCATAAGAAAGGATGAATAAATTTGGCGGATATTAAACCAGAAAAATTTCGCATTTATAAAGGAACAGAGGTTGCAGCAGAAGGCGTTTCTCCATTAACTATTAAAGGCGTGGGAGCAAATAAAGATGTTGCGGCTGGAATGTACAAAGTAGCAGGTGTAGCAACTGTTGACGGAAAAGAACAAGAATCGAAAAAAGTGGATATTCCCGCTTTTAAATCTAATTCAATTGATGTAACAGGCGTAACGTTAGATCAAACTACTTTAGCATTAGAAGTTGGGAAAACAGGAACGGTAAAAGCTACTGTTTCTCCAGATAACGCTACTAATAAAGCAGTTACTTTTACTAGTTCAGATGAAACTATCGTAAGCATAGATAGTAAGGGTGTAGCATTGGCTGTTAAAGCTGGCACAGCGGATGTTACTGTAACAACTGCTGATGGTAAAAAGACAGCTAAATGTACGGTAACCGTAACGGAACCTGCTGCTGGATAAAACAATATGAGGTTAGTCGAAAGACTAGCCTTTTTTATTTAAAAAAAATAGGAGGAATTAATTAAATGGCAAAAGTGAAATTATATTTAACAAATAAGAACGATGAAAAGGTTGTACATGAAACGAAAAAATTAACAGGAAGAGCCGTTCGTAAAGCATTTGAAGTCATGGAAAAATTAGAAACAGAAACATCATATGTTAAACAGTTAGACGGTTTAATCGATTATGTTGTGGATGTGTTCGACAACGAAAAAGTAACTGAAGATTCCATTTTGGATGGTATAGCTAGTGAAAAACTAATGGAAGAACTTCAAGGGGTTGTAACAACTGTTGTAGGTGGAGATAAGCAATCTAATGGGAAAGCAAAAAAGTAAGCGCAAGTGAAGCGAAAGATCAATATATTGATATGTGCCGTCAACTTGTCAAAAACGGATGGGCAATTGAAGATATTGAAAATGCAGACTTTGAGCTATTAATGCAAGTCATTATGAAACCTAACAAAGGTAACAACTCAAAAGGAAAACCTATGGATTTAGGTGACTTTATAAAATCTCTTTAGGAAAGGAGGAAGAATATGGCGAATAAGCAACCATTAGGAAATATGATTATTGAGCTAGGTCTAGATAGTTCGGCTTTTTCTAAAGGTTTAGAAGGGGCAAAAAAAGCAATAACTTCAAACATGAATGCTATGAAAGCACAAATGAGTGTTATAGGAGCGAGTGGGGATAAATTGGGCGTATTGCAAGCAAAATATAGTGGCTTGCAAAAGACTTTAGATGCTACTCGAAACCAAATAGACAAGCTAAGAGATGCATATAAGGATAGCCTAGACGAAAATGGAAACGCCACGAAGCAATCTGCTAAATATGCGGATGAGTTAAACAAAGCTATTGCTCGTGCCGGTAGCTTAGAAAAACAAATTAAGCAAACCGACGATGCAATGTCTAATATGAAAAAACAAATGGCGATTGATAATAGCCCGTTCACAAAATTGAGTGAAGGTCTAGATAAAATCAAAGACAAAATAAAAAGTGTCAGTACCAGTATAAAAGATATTGGTAAGGGTGCTACAACTAAAGTATCTTTACCGATTGTGGCATCCTTAGGTGTTGCATATAATAATGCAGCAAATTTTAGTGGTCAACTACAAACTATTCGAGCTTTAATCAATGACGGAAGCGTTTCTCAAGGAAAACTCACTAAGCAGATTGAAGAACTAGGTGATAAGTCTGTTGAGTGGTCGAGCAAGTATGGTATTTCTACTGATTCTATCAATGAAGGTATGGAAGAAATTATAAAAAAAGGATACACGTACGAACAAACTCTAGGAGCCATGCCATCCATTTTAGATGCTACAGTAGCCTCTGGTGATGATTTTGCTACTGTAATGAGTGCTTCAACGAGTATTCTAGAACAATTCGGACTAAAAGCAGAATCTACTACCGCTACACTAAAAAATACGCAAAGGGTTACTGACAGCTTGACTTACGTTGCAAATTTAACTTCGACTGGATTTGAAGACTTAGGGAAGGCAATGGAATACGTTGGACCAGTGGCCAACTCTTTAGGAATGAGTGTTGAAGAAACAGCATCTGCTATAGGTTTGCTTTCTAATAACGGTATAGAAGCTGATAAAGCGGGTACCGCTTTAAGAGGAGCGTTATCAAAACTTTTAAAACCAAGCGATGCTAATGCGGCAGCTATGGCAGCTATGGGTGTCAATTTTGAAGCTTTCCAAAAAGGTGCAATAGGATTTCCGGAAATCCTTTCTCAAATAGAAAAAGGGACGCAAGGATGGAACGGAGCTACAAGAGCACAATATCTAGCTTTGGCATTTGGTACAGAAGCACAAACAGGGATGAACATCTTAGTTAATCAAGGAGCAGACGCACTAACTAATTTAACTGGAGAAACGGAAAAAGCTAGCGGGTATACGCAAAAATTAGCTAATCAAATGAATAACACTGACAAAAATCAGTTAAATAAATTCAAAGAGTCTATTAAAAATTTATCTACTGTATTCGGAGAGCAATTATTACCTGTATTTACACCAATAATTGAAAAGGTAACTACTCTTGTAAAGTCTTTTATACAGTTGAGTGATAAGACCAAAAAAACTATTTTGACGGTAGCTGGTTTAACCGCCGTTATTGGTCCACTTTTAATGGTAGTGGGTTCGGTTGGTCAAGGCTTTAGTGTCGCAATTGCAGCTTTGGCAAAGTTATCAGGAGGATTTGGAATATTAAGCGGAGTCATCGCACAAGCAGGAGGCTTACTACCGTGGATTGCAGGGCTATTTTCGACGCTTTTTTCTCCTATAACTTTAGTGGTAGGAGCTATAGCTGGATTAGGTATTGCTTTCGTAGCGTTAAATTCGAAAGGCAAGAGTTTTGGAGACGTAATGTCTTCCATATGGGGAAATATAAAGAGCGGAATTACATGGATTGGTAAATTATTTGTGGCAATAAAAGATTTATTTTCATTTGATTCTACAAGTAATATAAAAGGCTTGGATATATTAAATACAATGTTTAGCAATGAGACAGTAACTAAAATACTAACTACAGTTCAATCCATCCGTGATGCTTTAGTGAGTGCTTTTTCTGAAATTTCTAGTTTCTTTATGTCTAAAGCTTCTGGAATAATGGATTTTTGGAATCGATATAGCCCTCAAATTATTCAAGCTCTTCAAAATTTCTGGAATATTATCAAACCGATTTTCTCTGTAGCTTTAACTGCTATCTTATTTATTGTAGAAACTGTGTGGGATAATATTAAAGGCGTTATTGCAGGGGCAATCAAAATAATTGAAGGAATTGTCTTAGTTTTCACTGGTATTCTTACGTTAAACTTTTCTACTCTATGGGAAGGGATTAAGAATATTTTCTTTGGTGCAATTCAATTAATTTGGAACTATATAAACATAATGTTTATTGGAAAAATTTTAGGAGGTATAGGAAGCCTTGTTTCAGGTGCGAGCGGCTTAATTAGCGGTATGTGGACAGGGATTAAAACATTTTTCAGTGAAGGCATAACAGGAGTTATAGGTTCTGTCACAGGCTGGGTTTCTAAAATTTTAGAATTCTTTTCTAATTTTAAAGCCAATTCATTATCTGCATTCAGCTCGATGTGGTCTGGAATAAAAGGATTCTTCGTTAATGGAGTAAAAGATATAGTAGATAAAGTAGTGGCTGTACCGGGAAAAATGAAAGATGGAATTTTAAGAGGCGGTGGAGCGTTAAAAGATGCATTTGTTTCTATTTGGAAAGGAGCAGTCAACGGAATAGCTCTTCCTGTTAATAAAATAATTGGTGGAGCAAACTGGATACTAGAAAAATTTGGTTCTAAATCTAAAATAGACGACTGGAAACCTTACGCTAAAGGTACAGAGGGCCATCCAGGTGGTAACGCTCTAGTTAACGATGGACGTGGCGCTGAAATAGTTCAAACTCCGGATGGTCAAGCGTTTATTCCTAAAGGCAAAAATGTGTTTATTCCTAATATGCCTAAAGGAACTAGAGTCTATAATGCTGAACAAACAGCAAATATTATGGGACGTAAAGGGCCTACTTTTAGATATAAAAATGGAAATGTTGGTGATTGGTTTAGTGGTATTTGGAATGGAACTAAAAATGTAGGTAAGAAAATAGTTAGTGGAATAGGAGATGTTTTTGATTACATATCGAATCCGTCTAAATTACTTGAGAAGGTAGTTTCGAAATTTGTTGATTACGACGGGGTCGGAGGTGTTGCTCTCGACATGGCTAAAGGAATGATTGGCAAAGTTAAGGGTTCTATGGTCGGATGGATCAAAAAACTATTTGACGAAGAAAGTCCTAAAGTGAAATACAACCCATCGGCTGGTGTAGAACAATGGCGTGGGCTTGCGACTAAGGCTCTCAAAATGGAACAACAATATTCTGCTGGCAACCTGAAAGCACTCTTGTATCAAATGCAAACGGAATCGGGCGGTAATCCTAATGCGGTCAACAATTGGGATATCAACGCTAAAAATGGTATTCCTTCCAAAGGTCTCTTACAAGTGATTGAACCAACTTTCAGAGCATACGCTCGTCCGGGTTACGACAAATCATTAACTGATCCACTCTCTAACATTCTTGCTTCTATTCGATATGCAGTAAGCCGATATGGTTCTCTAACTAACGCTTATCGAGGTGTTGGCTATGAGAATGGTGGAATCATTACGAAACAGCACTTGGCCATGGTAGGAGAAGGGAACAAACCAGAGATGGTTATTCCGTTAACAAACAAAGCTCGTTCTTTAGATTTAATGGCTCAAGCTATTCAAATGATGGGGATTTCTGGAGGAACAGTCTCAGCTAAAAGCAACGATTCTGATTCTCGTTGGGATGATGTTATTATGTTGCTAACTAAATTGTTGCAAAAAGATTCTAATCTTTACGTAGACAGTAAAGAAGTAGGGTCTTTGACTTCCAATTCCGTAACTAAAGCCCAAAACGACAGAACAAAAATACAAAATTTATTGAGGGGGATTAAAAATTGAGTATGATTACTATGAATTTCGGTGGCGTTGATACGTCACCTTTTTTCGTTGTTAACAAAATTACTATACCTCTAATTAGCAAAGAATCAACAACGAATTCAAATCCAGCTACAGCTGGCGTGGAATTTTTGAAAACTCAAAGAAAAGAATACACTTTGAAAATTGATATAACTTTATTGTCAGAAGTAAGCAAGGGGTTAGAAGTACCTGAAATAAAAGATCTAATAACTCTGTTACTAAATAAAAAAAATCTTGAAAAATTAGTATTTTCTAATATGCCAGACAGATACTGGGAATGTGTATTTGAGGGTGCAAGTGAAATAAGTATTGATGATAAAAACTTAGCGACAACGAGTATAGAATTTCTCGTGCCTGATGGAATATCATATTCTACTTCTGCAAAGCAATACCCATTTTATCTCAATTCAAATGGCATTTTAGAAGCAACAATCATAAACGAAGGCACCGAAGAAACTTCGATTAGTTATGACATACATCACAACGACGAAAATGGCTTCATTGGGATTGTTTCTGAAAATGGTGTTATACAAATAGGTAATAGCACTGATTCCGACGTACAACCGTCAGAGTGGGTTGTGAATGATAAGGAAATGACAGCGGAAGTTGTTGAGAAAAATGGTTGGAAAGTAAACGAGTATACGTTTAACAAATACTTAGGCCAATACGATTTAGTGTGCAAGGGAGCGATTGGCTATACTAATGTCCGGGGTAAAAAAGTAGCAGCAGTCGCAAATTACGGAATGGAATCAAATAGGGCATATTACGGAATTTCGCTAGGAAGAAAAGTTTCTGCTGATTCAAATGGCGATGTTGGTGCGGATGTATTCGCTTGTCGCCCAGCGTTCGGCTTTGAAACAGGAAAAATGAATCAGACGGGGCTTATATATTATGAGTTGAGAGATTCAAACGGAAAAATGGTTGCGTATGTTTCTTTTAGGAAAAGTAGTTTAGTAGCAAATGAAGCATACATTCGTTGTGGAACCGCAGAAGGCCCAGTTGGAGAAGAATACAAGTATAGTCCAAATAACGAAAATATTTTCACTCGTGGCATGACAGAAATGATGATTACAAAAGAAAAAGATAAGTTCAATTTTCATTTTGGCGGAATGGAGAAAGGCGGATTTATTAAAAGTATTGTCGCACCTAGTTTGAAAAACGTAAAAGTAACCGACACAGCAATGTTTTTAGGCGTCTGGTTAGGTCAAGAAGCAAACACTATTCTGACCTTTGGCGGGGAAACGTTTAGGAAAGATTTTACAGATTATCTTTCGAATGTACCAAATCGTTATTCAAGTGGGAGTAATTTGTATGTTGACGGTGATTCTACGAAAATTTATATAAACGGAGTAGCTTCAGCAGGGGAAGAAATAAAAGGGAGTAGTTACTTTTTAGCTAAGCCTGGCGAAACAAAAGTTCAATTGTATTATTCGGCGTATAGTAAAAAAGCCCCTGACGCCGTAGCAACCATCACGGAGGTGTTTTTGTGATGACTAAATCACCACGTATTGCGATAAAAAATGCTTATGATACAGTGTTAGGATTTATAGATAATTCTGCAAAAAAGGCACTGCATTTTAAAGATGATACGCTACATGAATATTTGCAAGGTAACGCTTTTACATTTACGTTTAAAACATCTGCTAAGCATCCAGATAGTTTGGATATCAAAGAAGGTGGAAAAATTTCTTTCGTTCTCGATAATGTTGACTATAACCTAAATATAGTGGAAGTTATTCGTGATGAATTAACTGTTGAAGTGACATGTTATTCACTATCACTTGAGCTAGTAAATGAAAAAAAAGGAGCATACAAAGGTAAATCACTTTCTTTTTCTCAATATCTAAATGTGTTTGATTCTGAAAAAACATTAAATTTAGTTATTAACGAAGTGTCAGATAAAAAAATCTCTAATGAATGGACGGGAGAAGACACAGTTCTTGCTCGTCTTTTTTCTTTGGCTAATGTATTTGATGCAGAAATCGAATTTAAAACAGTTTTAAATGATAATTATAGTTTAGAGCGGGTAGACATGCACGTGTATAAAGCACACAATGACGAATATCAAGGTATTGGTACTAATAGAAAAGATATTACGTTACGCTACGGAAAAGAAGTGACAGGGATTACCAGAACAGCCAACATCACTGACCTGTATACGGCAATAAACCCGACTGGTGCAGATGGACTTACTCTAAAATCGTTGAATAGATACATATATGATGATCAACAAAATTTGATTTTTTTTACAACTAATACTGATGCTAATGGATATAATCCGGATGTTATATATGCTCCGCGTGCTAAAAATCAGTTCCCGTCCACTCTGACTTCTGATAGTAAACAGCGATATATAGCAACAAATTGGGAGACGGAAATAAGCAGTATTGAAAGTCTCTGGGGAAGGGCATTAGCTGAACTGAAAAAAAATATGATACCTAAAGTCACCTATGAAATTTCTGGTTATTTAAAAACGAATATCGGTGATACTGTTCAAGTGGAAGATGAAGGGTTTAACCCTAAGTTGTACTTAACAGCACGTGTTACGGAGCAAGAAAGAAGTTTAAGTAATCCAACTTCTTCAAATTGCAAAACAACATTCTCAAACGTTACAGAGTCAAGTAGTCAAATCGATCAATCGTTGCTTGATAAGATGCAAGAACTAGTTAACGCAAACAAACAATACTCACTCGATATAATCAGCGATAACGGTACAGTGTTTAAAAACAACGAAGGAGAAACAACGCTAAAAACAGTTGTAAGAGACGGAGTAAATATCGTCACAGACAGTTTTGTGTATAAATGGTATAAAGATAATTCTTATATTGCAACTCAAAAAAGCTTGACGGTACAAGCTTCTGACGTAGTATCTAAAGCAGTTTACAAAGTTGAATCGTTTAAAGCAAGTGATATAGATAATGCTGTTAATAGTAAAGAAGTAACTTTGTTTGTGACGAGCGACGGTGAAAATGGGGCCCCGGGTAAAAACGGCGAAACTAAATATACTTGGATAATGTTTGCTGATGATGTTAATGGTAAAAACATGTCATCAGATGCAACAGGAAAATCTTTCCTTGGTCTGTCTTATAACCAAGATACCATTACGCCGTCAAACGATGCGAAAGATTATTCATTTTTACCTATGTATGACATAGCAATAATGGAAGACGTTGAAAAAAGGCTAAAAGAAGTAAATTCAACAACAATTAGTACTACAGAACCACAAAGCCCCACAACAGGAGATAATTGGTGGCAATCGGATGGAAACGGAGATATTACTGGGATTTTCAAATGGAGTGGAACGGAATGGCAGTCTGCACAAATACAGCAAGATAGTTTAATTATCAAACAGCTAACGTCAGTAGCGATTGATTCCGCTCAAATTACAGGTTCTAAAATCGTAAATACATTCAAGGATGTTGAACTTCAAGGAGAAAAGTTGACTGGAACAACCACGGTAGAGGGGGCCAACGTTCGTATAGATTACAAAACGGCAAATGGTCAGAGTGGTAACGTTGTTATAAATCCTCTGTCAACAGGATCGCAAGTTTTTAATTCACAAGGAGTAAAAATTAATGGATACGAACTGTCTACAAGTCAATTATATTTTTATGACAAAGATATTGGGACAGGCGTTACGGAGGCTAAATACTTAGTACAATATCCATGGTGGTGGTGCGGGATTAAAAGTGGTTTTAGCTGGTATAACAATACTACTAATCAATATCGGCCTAAAGCGAAACTTGTTTTCATCAATAATATGCCTTTTGTAAACTTCTTTGGTATTTTAACTCGCAACTCTAGCGGTGGCGGTGGCGGTGGCTGGCAATACTGGGGAACATTAGATATTGCCTCAATGAAAATAAAAGATTTTATGACAGCAGACTGTAATGCAACAGTTTCTGTCAACGGTGGTGATGGGGCGACACTAGGTCTCACACAAGGAGGAGAAATTGTAGTTAGAACTCCTAATAATTTTAATGAATGTCGTATAAATTGTTTAATGCCGTTGGCATAATCAAAGGAGGAAAATGATGAAAAAAATTTATATAGTTGGGAAAAATGGTTCTTACGGTGAGATGGATGTTCAAGATGATTTCGAAATAAAAGAACCGTATACTGATGTAAAAATTCCTGAAGGCTTGTTGTTTAAAAATATCACATTTGATTTTATCAATCAGAAATGGAAAGAAGTAGAAGTTGTCATAGAAAATGACAATGAGAACGAAGAAAATGATGAATCTATTATATTTGAAGATAGAATTGCAATGCTAGAAGAGCTAACGCTTTACAACTTAGGAGTGAAATAATGAGTAAATTAGACACTATTATTAGATTTTTCGTGATGCAAATAGACTTAGGTAAAATCACGATTGAACAAGTACCTGCGACGTACAAATCGAAAGTAGCAAAGTATATTTCAGAAAGAGAAGCTGATAAGACTAGTGAGAACTAGTCTTTTTAATTTAAGCGAAGTTGGTGAAAACGGTGGAATTAGAAAAACAAGTAGAGTTACATGAGAAAAAGTTGAATCAGCATGATAAAGAGTTGAGTAGATTAAACGATATGACATTAGAGATGCAAAAATCGATGAACGAAGGACTCACAAGAGTAGATGAATCGAATCGTTTCTTGCGTGAGCAGAACACAAGACAGTCTGAACAAAACGCAGAAATATTGAGAGCTGTCCTAGAGCGTAACGAAAAAAGTGAAACGCATCAACATGAGCTTAAAATGTTGAATAGCACGAATGCGTGGAAGTTAATTCTAGGTATAAGTGCAGCCACAGGAACAGTATTAGCAGTCGTCTTAGAAATTATAAAAGCGATCGGAGGAAGATAATATGAATAACATTAAAGAAAAAATGAAGACAAAAAGTTTTTGGTTGGCAATGATTCCAGCTATTTTGTTATTAGCACAAGAGGTGCTAAAACTTTTTGGAATTGCTTTTCAAACAGATAGTTTACAAAAAGAATTACTCGATATCTTAAATACAATATTCGTGATTTTAACTGTATCGGGTATTGTAATCAGCCATGATGAAACGTCTGAATAAGACGTTTTTTATTTTAATAAAAAAAGAAAAGAGGAAATGAAATGAAAAAGTTTTTAGCATCAGTAGTAATTTTGACAGTATTTTTACCAAATTTGGCCAGTGCTGCAATCACAAAATATACTCCAGGGATCCCACGAACAGACTTCGTAGACGTGTCAAGTCATCAAGGCAGTTTGAGTGTTTCAGACTATCAAAAAATGAAGTCAGAGGGTGTGAAAGGCGTTGTTGTAAAAGCAACGGAAGGTACAAATTACGTCAATCCTTACGCGACTGTTCAAGCAAACAACGCACGTGCAGCAGGTTTAACTGTAAGCTTTTATCACTTTGCACGATATAATAGCGTTGCAGAAGCGCAAGCAGAAGCAAACTACTTCATCAACGTAGCAAAAGAATTAGGTGCTGATAAAGATACTATCATGGTAAATGACCAAGAAGACAATCAAGTATACAATCGTGATGTATTGACAAACAATGTCTTAAACAAAGCGTTTGAAAATACGTTATGGGCGAACGGTTACAAAAATCCCGAAGTTTACACAGGAAGTTATCTATTAAATAGTAGATTTAATTTAACGGATACCCAAGGTTGGATTGCACAGTACGTTGCAAATCCTCTTGCTAGCAATCTTAAATTTACAGGTCGTTCGGCATGGCAATGGGCTAGCGACTATCAATTCCAAGGAATTCCGGGCAAAAACTTTGATGTATCTATTGACTATAAAGGTGTGTTTACAAAAGACAAAGATACAGAACATAAAGTAATTCCACCTACACCAGTTCCAAATCCAAATGCTTCAACATACACAGTCGTGAATGGTGATACACTAAGCGGTATCGGAATTAAATTTGGTAAGAACTGGACGGAAATTGCAAGCTTAAACGGTATCAGCAAACCTTATATTATCCACGTAGGTCAAGTGATTAAAGTAAATAACAACGGTGGAGGAAACACAAATAACGCTGTTAGCTCAACTTATGTGGTGCGAAGCGGAGACACGTTATCAGGTATTGCAAACAAATTAGGTACGACTGTTAGCGCGTTACAATCAGCAAATAACATCGCTAATGCTAATCTAATCTACGCAGGTCAAACGCTTAAAACTAGCGGTAATACTAGTCAAACTACGTACACAGTGAAAAGTGGAGACACGTTATCTGACATTGCAAGCAAGCTAGGGACTACAGTTAACAACTTGCAAAGTAAGAATTCTATTTCGAATCCGAATTTAATTTTCCCCGGACAAAAACTAAATAAATAATAAAAAAGCCCTGCAATCCAATTAAGGATGTAGGGGCTTTTTTTTGTTTTAAATAAAAAAATAAAATATAAAAGTAAAAAAATGAGTTTTTTTCTTTTTTAAAAATTAATTTTGTTATGAAAATTAAAAAAATCGTATTCTTTAAAAGTTGTACTAGAAATTCCAGATAAATATTTTTGGTACTCTTGCAAGAATAACGAGGGCATGTTACCATTTATATATAGCTGAAACCTATATATAATATTCTTTCTCCTATTTTTTAATAGGATGTTGAGCTTTAAAGTCTTAATAAGCTTAGCCTTTAAAGCATGGTGTTCCCTCACTGTTCGTAGTCAGTGGGGGTTCTTTTTTTATACTGCAAACTTTAGCGTAAACTCATTATGATTGCGAATCATGTATTTTTCTACTATATAATTACCTTTATCGTTCAAATGTCCAAAAGCTGCAATCTCAAATTTGTTGTTATCAAGAAAGAGAAGTTTATGAGCTTTGTCACCACTGATGAAACAATTGTAATCATCATCTTTAGTGTGCAGCGTAAATCTCACAAGTGAATTTGGGAAACTATGAATCAATCTAATTTTATCTACAATACCTACGCATGACAAATTCTTCATAATCAACTCTCCTTGAATTTTCTTATAATTTTTTTATTAGACGAAACACCTCGGTAGTAGTAAAGTGTACAATCGTCTTGTATCTCTTTTCTGAAATGAAATATCAAATCTTTTCCTGTCACTGAATACTTTCGAGGAACAATGAAATAATCTTTCTGTGTGTTCTGCATTGTCTTTACAATAGACTCTTGATGAAATAATAAAGGAATAGGGAATGAAACTAGTTCATAATAGTGTTTCTCAAAAGCTTCTGTTTCAGCACAATGAAATGCGATATCTACACTTTTACTTTTCACACGATCACTTCCTTTAAAGATATTATACGAACGTGCGTTCTTTTTGTAAAGAGGGAACTAAGAATTAATTCGTAAATTTAAAAACGAAATAGCATCGAATATTTTTATACAAAAAAATAATTTAACATAAATGAATTAGCGAATAAATAAGCTAATATTTTTCGTGTTTCTATTAGAAAATAAATCAGCTAAATAAATAAGATGACTTTTTTGAGTTTCTATTAGAAAAAAATTAGCTAATAAATAAGCTGAACTTTTTTAAGCTTGCATCTATGAATATTCATTTAGTTGTGATATTGTGTAACTATAAGGATACTTCAGACATATAAAGGAGGGAGCTCTTTATGGAAAAGAAAGTAGTCTTTGAGAAAATCGAAGATCTAATCGCACACTTGAAAAACGTTATGAGAACTACAAGTCCTTTACGATTGCAAAAGACTTTATATTTCTTGTATGCTTTTTATGGAGCAACTTATGGAAAAATATGTGAAGAACAAAACACAGAGAACGGTAGAATATCTGAGATGTCTACTAATTACCCAAAAAAACTTTTTGCAGAAGAATTCGAAGCTTGGGAATACGGTCCGGTTATACGAAAGGTATATACGGACAACAAGAATGGAAAATATGATAATTTAGAAGACAATACAGATAAGTATCAAGACGACGAAATGAGAGAAATCATGGGGTTTATTGATGATTTAGTAGGAACTTTAAACAAAATGACAGAGTTTGATTTAGTAGATAGAACGCATGAAGACAAAGCATGGAAAACTAAATTTGATAGAGAACACAAATATGCTAGTCCAACTATAGATTCTGAAACGCTAATTAATGAATATTATGAAAAACTAAATGCAGCGAGTGCAATTTAGCTAATGTCAAAGCAAGATATAGAAAACATTCTACTTAGCAAGAACAAATCAAGTTCTTTCGATGCTTCAAATAAAAACGAGAAATTATTAGGTGTTTCTAAAGATAACGAAAAACAAAGCATTGTTTTAAAAACAAAAGGTTCAGATAAAGAATGTCAGCTTTATAAGAATGAAGTTTTTAGGTCAAAAAAAATGAATCATTTAAAATTCACTAATTTCTTACCGGAAAACTATATGATTACTCCAGACTTAAGAGAAGCTATTAATTTAATTACGGAAAATGAAAAATTTCTTTGTGAAAATTGGGATAGACACGATTTACCTGCTGTACAAGTATCAGGAAAATATAAAGAAAGAATAAAGGAAATAATTAGAGAATATGATGAAGATTTGGTTGATGCTCTCTTTGAAGGAAGAATACGAAAAAGCACAGTAAGCACAGAACATCAAAAGGGCAAGGTAAGACTTATAAGTCTTTATACTAAAGAAAAAAATAAAACGATAATTTCATTGATTTTTATTGATTTTTATCATTTGTTTATACCGAGCGGTAACCTTGGAAAACCAAGCGAACGAGTTATGGAAGAAAATTATAATAATCAAAAAAATAACGATGTATGTTTTTCAAAATATGTAAAAAAAGAGTCATTTAAATGGCTAGCAAAATCCCCCGACACTAATTAG